GTGCCGGCTGCGATCGTCGCGGCCGCGCCGCGCAGTCGCCCGGTCGCGTCCTCGAGTTTCTGCGTCAGCGTCGCGTTGTTCGCTTGCCAGTACAACGAGTCAGTCAGATCGAAGCTCGGGATCAGGTTCGTCGCGAGGCGCGACAACGCGAGGCCGTAGCCCTCGCCCTCGTCGACGTCGTCGAACGCCTCGAGCCCCGTGGTCCACCCGAGCGGGATGACCTGCGTCTCGGCGAGGTACAGTGTCTCGCCGTCGACGTCATCACCACCGGGCAACCACGCCGGCTCTGCACGCGTCGACGAGAACCACAACCCGCCGGTCGGATCCGTCCCGTAGGTGTGCATCGCCGCGATCTGCGGTTGCGTCAGCGGACGCACGAAGCGATAGACGCGCGCGATCGATCCGCCGAACGAATTGTTGGCCGTCTCGTCGATGCCGATGCGGAACAGCGCGTTGACATCGTTCGTGTAGAATTCCCCGATCGCTGCCGTCGACACGCTCGTGCGGCCGGCGTCGTCGTCGACGTGAAGTTGATCGGTCGCGGGGTCCCACGTGATCGCGGCCATGCGAAACCCGCCGACGTTCGCGGCACGGCCGGCGCGCGTCGCGCTGACGTTGCCGCCGTCGCCACGCATCTTCACGACGGGTTCGCCCGACGCGTTCAACCCGAGGCCGTAGCCCCGCGTTCCGATCATGCGCCCGACGAGGCCGCACGCGCCGGAGTACGTGGTGCCCTCGGTGCTCGCGAAGAAGACCACGATCGTGAAGCCGTTGACGGATCCTCGAGCTCGGCCGAATCGCCCGTAGGCGTTCGTGCCGGCAACGATGTGCTTCGACAGCGTGCCGCTCGCGCGGATGAAGTCGTACGCGTCGAGTGCAGAGACGCCACCCCCGAACGCGCCGGTGATCTTCGCGCCCGGGGTCACCGTCGATCCGTCCGTCCACTGGAAGCCGAGGTTGCCACCCGGTGCGAGGGCATCACCGCTGAACACCTGGCAACGTGGATACGTCGGCCATGCGAGATGCGCCGCCTGCCACGTCGTCGGTGCCTTCTGTTCCACCGGCGTGCTGAACAGCGCGTCGCTGACCGTCGTCGGCAACAACTGGTTCACCGGCATCAGGATGTGATCGTCGAACACGGCGCCCGAGTTGCCAGCCCCAAGCGATCGGTTCGCGGTGCACCGCACGCGGATCGTCACGGCCGTGCCGTCGTCGGGGAGATCGACGGCGAGCACGCGCGGAAACCATTCGTTCAAATTCGAGTTGAACTGTTCGGCGCCCGTGGTCGCGCTCGCGATCGTGGCCCCGCCACCGTCGAGCACGAGCAGATCGATCTGACCCGAATCGTTCGCGAGCGTCTGCGCGCGCCACGACCGAAGCACGAACGTGCCGAAGTGGAAGCCGACCGGGATCGTGTAATCCTGGTACCAGATGTTGGAAGCGTTCGCGCCACCCTGCGCGTACTGCCCCGACGGAGATGCGATCGTATTCGCGAGCACGATCGCGCCGGCGCTGACGGTCCACGATCCGGCCCCGAGCTCGTAGCTGGGGTTGGTCAACACGTCGAACGCGAGTTGACCCATCACCACGTGCACGTCACCGATCCACCCCTCGGGGATGCCGGTGCCCCCGCCGGCGACCTCGGCACCGTCGAGCGTTACGCCGAGCTTCATCGTGCCCGAAGGCACCGTCAGCGACACCGCGGCCGCGCGCGACCAATTCGCGGTGCCGCCGGCCGAGAGCGCGCTCGCCGCGCTTCCGAGCACCGCGCCGACCGCGTCTTGCGCCTCGAGCGTCACGCGCGTCGTGTCGTTCGTATCGCCGGCCGGGTTGCGCCGGTAGTACCAACAGACGACGGACATGCCACGCGATCGCCACCCCTCGACACCGATCCGCGTGAACGTCGGGTTGGCCGTCACCGACGGTCGGCAATAGTAGCCCTTGTTGGTTCCGGTGCCGATGCGACGGAGCGAGCTCGCATCGGAGATGATCGCCGGCGATCCGGTCGATCGCCATCCACCGAGCTCGATCCCGTCGGCGTCGACGAGGTTGAACGCGTTGTAGCTGAACCGCGGGTCAGTCACGAGGTTGCGCCACCGAGGCGCGTTGACGCGCACGCGTGCCTTTTGCCACGCGGTGATCACGTCGGCCGGGTTGTTGCCCTCGGCCGGATCCCATCCCGATCCTGATCCGGACGGATCGCCGGGTTGGATCTCGCGTCGCGCGTCGACGAGCACATCGATGAGGCCGTGCGTGGGGATCCAGAATGCGTGCGGTCCGGTGAGTGCCTGATCGGGGTACTGAAAAATCAACGTCTCGTCGGTCTCGCCGACGCGTCGCGCGGTGATGTAGTAGAAGCCCCCGGCTTCCGTCATCGGCTGATCGGCGCCGTCGCCGCGCTGCACTTGCGCGCTGTAGCGATCGCGACGCATCGCCTCGACGTCAAACCCACCGTCGAGAAATGACAGCTCGCAGTAGTCCGGTGCGGTGCCGGTGATCGTTGTGGTGCCCGTCGCGTCGATGCCGGCTTCTTTGACGGATAGCTGCATGTTGTGCGGCCGTTGTGGCAACAGCGTGCGCGTGCGCAGCGTGATCAGATCATCGGCCTCTTGTCCGCTGCCGAGCTTGTAGTGCGCGCGCGGCACCGCGTGGCCGATCAGTTGGCGCGGGTTCAACGATCCCGAGCTCCAACCGACACGGCCGATGTTGTCGAGATCGAGAAACCACACCTCTTCACCAGCCACGTGATCATCCTCGACGGTATCGAGGAGACCACGCCACACGTTGTAGAGTGCGAGTTGCCCGGGCACCACCTCCGACCAATCCTCGTAGGCCATGAGCTCGTTACCGACGAGCATCAGTTGCACCGCGCTGTTGCGGATCGCCGTCTCGATGCTTCCGCTCGGCACCGCCGGAAGATCCGTGAACCGGAACATGTCGACCGTCATCGTCGACGTGGTGTCGTACGGCACGCGTGCGCGCGAGTAGTCCGCGGCCAACGTGCCCTTGCGTTGAAACCCGCGCTGCTTCACGTCGACGGCGAACGGATCGAGCGCGATGGATCCCGGAGACCAATCGGCCTTCTGATCTTGCGTCTCACCCTGCCACCGCAACGGCACGATCCCCATCTCCGAGAACGAATCCTCTTGCGACGCGCACATCATCACGCGTTGATCGTCCGCGTTGCCGGTGATCTTGCCGGCCGCGATCGCCTGACGGATCAGCAACCGCGGCGCCTCGTCGAACACGCGATGCGTCAGCGGACCCGGGAACAAGAACAGCGGTTCGACGTCGCCGGGATCAACACCGGCCGTCGCCGTCCCGAACGGATCTTGAATCAGATCGAGAGTGATGCGCCCATCGAATAGGTCACCTCGATCCATGTTCATGACGCGGAACACCAAGTTGACAATGTGGTGTTGCGCGAAGCTCGTGATCCGAATGACATCGCCCGGCCGTACGCCATCGGCCCGACGATCGAACACGAAACGCCCTTTCGCGAGCGGCCGCGACATCGCGGCGAGATCGCGGCCGGCGAGCGCGCTCGCGAGCTCCTCGGTGCAGCACCCCGGATAGTCGACGGTGTGCACGCGCTTGCGGCCGCCGACAGCTTGCACGCTGTTGCCTGCGTCGTACGCGCGAGCGATGCGGGGCAAGTAGCCAACGGCACGTGACGTGTAGGTCACGTGCACTTCGTTGTACGTGTCGCCGTAGTTGCCGATCGCGTAGTCCTCACACTCGACGATGCCGGCACCGCCGTCGCCGAATTGCGGAATCGTCGCCGGGTTGTAGTCGGGTCGTACGAGCTTTAGAGTCAGCTTTCCGTTGCTCGGCTCCTCGTACATCACAGCATTCATCTGCTTTAGAATGCCTTGGATGACTTGCTTCGCGTCCTCGGTGTCGTAGTGGACGCGCGAGTATCCGTTGCCCTCGGCACACAGCACGTCGCTCGCCGCTTGAAACGACACCGCGTCGATCGCGGCCGACGGGTAGCCGACCTTGCCCCAATCCGATTCCAAGATCTCGTGAATGACCTCGATCGGATCCGCGTCGTCACCGAGGCCGTTAAACCCGGCGACGCTGTAGCGATCGGCGCCGTACGTCGACACCTCGAAACCGAACGGCGGGATCGATCCTGACTCCGGGATCTCGAATCCTTCGGTCAACCCTCCGATGCCGGCCCCGTAGTTGTTGCCGGCCGTCGTCAGCGAGACGAGCATTTGATCGCGGTACCCCGGGATCAACGTGCCGTCCTCCTCGTGAAACTGCATGCTATTCGCGATCTCGGTGATGTCCGAGACAGCCGGGAATAGATAGGTATCGGGGTCCGGTCCGACTGAGAAGTTAGCGAGGTTGTTACTAAGGGTCTGATCGGGTGAACCGTTATACCAGTGCAGCGATCCAACGATCTGACCACCGGCACCGGGGCCGCCCTGATCGACCACAACAACAGCTTCGCGCTCGTGCGTCACCGGCACCCACGCCGTCGTCGTCCACACCTCGGTTTGATCTCCGATGTACATGTTCCACAACTTCGGCTCGCGCGAGTGCGTGCGGTTGCCGAGGCCGTCGAACGTCGGCGCTCCAAACTTCATCGGGATGCCGACGACGAACAGCATGTCGATCGCGTACCGCCACCGCGGAGGGTTGTCGGCCCACACGTTTTGCGGAGGCGAGTACCACACGACGAGCGCGCGGTTGACGCGCACGCGTCCGAACACGAGCGGGATCGGCGTGCCCTCGTCGGTGCGCGGCAAGTTGCCGGCGAGCTCGAGCAACCGACTCTCCGGCTTCTTCGGCTCCTCGCGACCCCACTTGTTATAGGCCCACGATGCGGCAAGGGTGACGCCCCAAATTGCGAGTGTAAGCCACATAGCTAGCTAGTCCTCCGACCGTTGTTCGTCACTCCGAGCACGAACGGATTCGATAGCTGCGCTATCGGGTGTCCTCGGAAATTGGGAATGTTGTTGAACTTGTCGCGGCACGTCTTCGCCTTGTAGTCACAACCGGCGCGCACGAGGACCGCGTCACCAACTTGCGCATTGCGAAACGGGATCAACGCGAGATCGAGCGTCGTGCCGTTCTGATCGCGGATGCCTCGCACCTCCGTCGACCCGACATGCACGACGGTGCCGCCGACGTGGTAGGGCGAGGCACCGCCGATCGCGCTGACGATGATCTGCAACCCGTCGGTGCTGATCGAAGAGATCGTCGCGGCCGTCTGCACGGACGTCGCGACGATGCCGCATCGGCTGTCGGTGAAGTGCGCGTTGCACTGACGCTGCAACACGACGTCGGGGATCTGCGTCGTCAACGCGTCGTCGACGGCGCTCGAGATACGATAGCTCGCCTTCGGTCCCTTGAACGCGAGGCCGCCGGCGTAGCCCCGCCACATCTGGATCGTTTCACCCGACACCTTCTCGTAGCGGAACACGCGCACCTCGAGCCCCCGGATCGGGGGGCCGTATCCGGCGATGATGCCCGTCGAGTAGAGTTGCACCACGGGGTCGTCACCGGCGAGCTCGATCGAAAGCTCGGAGAGCTCGGTGACCTGCGCGACGACGAGTCGCCCGGCCGCGGCCGCCGTCGCGTAGTACGTCTCGGCAACCGCGTCGCCGTTCGCGTCGACGGTGATATCCTCCGATCCGCCGGCGTAGCGGGTGACCCCGCCGGGATACGTGAATTCGAAAAGCTCGGTTTGCTCCGAGTCTTGGATCGAGACGTCGTCGGCCGCGTAGGTCACGCGACCATCCTACTGTTGAATCGTGCGCGCGGGTACCTCGACCGCGAACACGGTGCGATTCCACGTCACGGTGATCTCGTCGCTGTCGAACCGCACGAGCTCGGCGAACGAAACGAAGTCGACTTCGGCGAGCGCCCCGACGAGCGGCACCGCAAGATCGATCTGTTGGACCCCCGGCGCGCTATCGGCCGCGGTGCTGACGTTGATCCACTGCTGCGTGCCGTTCACCATGTTGAAGCACAACAGCGTGTGCGCTTGCGAGTTGAACCACTGCCCGACGTAGTCGGCCTCACCCACCCCGCCGGCGCCGGTGCTCGGGGCCGCAACGGTGATGCTCGCCCCGCCACCGTCGACGGAAAGGATCTTGAGATCGGGTCTCCCCGTCGACAACCGGAAACGCTTCTGACGGCCGCGCACCGCGTTGATGAACTTCTTGAACCACTGCCATTCGACGCGACGCGAGGATCGATAGACGATCGATCGCCCCTCGTCGCTGATCGTGCGCGTGCTGCGCACGACGATCAGCGATCCGAGATCGATCTCGTCGGCCTCGGGGATCATGCTCGAGGCGTTCGTGTCATTCATGACGATGCCGCGATCGAACAGCGGGTTTAGATCCGGCGTCGTGTTGATCGTCGCACCGACAACCGTCGTCGTGTTCACGAAGCCCGGCCGCCCCGCCGGCTCCGCTACGATCTGCCAGCGCTCGAGGTTGCGCGCGTAGCGGCCGAGCGGCTGCATCTCGATCAGGTACACCGGCACGACGGGCATCACGCGACAGCCGCCCCGGCCGAGTAGCCCGGGCACCACGTCGAGGAGGATCGAGGACGGCGTCACCGATTGCACCGTGGCTTCGACCGCGGTGTTGTCGTGGCCGACGACGATCACGCGTTGCGAGATGATCGCCCAATCGCACATCGTGGTGTCGAGGTAGATCGTCGCGCCGCTCGCGTCGTCGAGGAGAAACGCGGCCTCGTACGGCAACGCGAGGCCGTACGCATCGCCGGCGGCCGCACCGCGCAGCATGCGCGATCGCATGTCGCGCGACTGCACGTCGGAGAGCAGCACCGGGAATTTCCACGACGAGCGCGGCCGAGCTCGCACGCTGCGCCGGTACTCGAGGCCGCCGCGATCGGGGATGATGTTCGTCGCGAATTCGAACGTCACCGATCCGCCGGCTTCGACGTCGAGCATGATCGTTGACGCGATCGCGGGGCCGTATGGCGGGATCGCGAGCGGCAACCGATCCGGCCGGAACAGGAACGGATCGCGCCGCGCGTTGCGCTTCGGACGCTGACCACGTGCCGGCTGCGTGCCGAACGTCGCGACCCCCGCCGGCACCGCGGCCGCGGCGATCACCGTCGGCGACCGGAACAGGAACGGATCGTGCCGCGCGTTGCGCTTCGGTCGCTGACCTCGCGCCGGCTGCGTGCCGAACATCGCGACTCCCGACGGTGCGCCGATGTCGATGTCGAACGCCGTCAGCGGAGGAGGAAACGCGTCGATGTCAAACGGCATGTCACCACCTCACGCCGGCGTCGCAAGCTGCGATCGCCCGACGAAGCCATCGTTGTTGTACGTCGCGAAGTACGCGGCACGCGTGTTGTGGTGAACGTCGAGGGAGAATCCGCCGGCACCTCCGGCCGTCACCGCGGATCCGAGGAGCTCGCCTTTTCCGTTGGCGTCCTCGGTCCACACCTGCACGGTCTTGCCGTTCGCGACCGGAGCGCCACCAACGCGCACCGTGCCGGCCGCCACGAACTTGATGAAGTGCACCGTGACGATCGTCGACAACCCCGAGTGACTCGTGTTGGTGAGACCCTGGATGTAGTGCTTTCGCGTCGTCGTCGGATCGAGTCGGCCGCGCGTCGCACCTTCCGACGAGGTCTGTCGATACCGCATCGTGAACGGCCAATACACGTCCGAGGTTTGGAGCTCGGCGAGCGCGCCTTGCCCGATCGGGTTGTGCGTGATCCATCCGGCCCCCTGCACGAGCTCGGACGCTTTCACCTCCGACATCAACACTCCGGGAAAACCCGTCGACGAAACGGATCGAACGGTGCCGTGTTGCACGAGCGCGGAGATCGACCACGGCGCATCGAGGTCGACCGGGTTCTGCGCGGCCGTCGCTTGCAACGTGAGGAGCGCCGGCGTCGTGCCGGCGATGCCTTGCAAGTAGTCGAGCGCGCGGTTGCCGACGTCGGGGCCGGCGGCCGGCACGTCGCTCGAGTACACGACGAAGCCGATCCCGTTCGATTGAATGCGCGTGATCAGCGACTGGTAATACTTCACCGATAGCCGATTCTCGCCGCGCGCGAGCGTCCACCCCGTCGAGTGATCCGCGCGATGCACGATCAGCGAAGTCACGCCGGTGCCGGCGAGATACGAGCGATACGCTTGCCCGCCGCACGCATAACGCATCGTGCCGCCCGACAGCCCCATCACCGAGAACAGCACGCCACCCTGTTTCAGCGTGATCGTGCCCGGCTCTTGAATGTCGAGCACACACTCGAGGACCGTCGCATCCGCGCTGACGTCATCCGTCGGCGACAGCGTGCGCATCACGCGACCGTCGACGTCACCGACCTCGACGACCGCCGGCATCCCATAGTTGGTGACGCGCGTCGTCGTCGTCGTGTCGTACGTGTACGTGACCCACATGATCGCGCCGAAGCCGTTCAGCGTCGACGCGACGTTCGTTTGCGCCTTGAACGCGTGCGCGCTCGCCGTCGAGTGCGTGCCGAACGGGTAGTTGTACACACCTGTCACCAAGCGCTCGGTGTTCAACGCTTGACCGATCAGCCCCATGCCGACCGCGCCGGTCGAATCGATCTCGATCGACGGCGTCGTATCGCTCGCCGTCGCGCCGGTCGCGGCCATCCAACAGATCGCCATGTCCTTGTACGTCTTGCCGGCTTCCTCGAGATACGTATCGAACGCTGGGATCTGATTCGCCGGCGCGTTCACGGCACCGACGGTGGTGCCGACTTCGACCATCGATCCGCTCGTCAGCGCGACGTGATGCGATTGGATCAGCACCGGGATCGATGACGTGCGCGTCGTGCCGCTCGTGTTGTCGTACTCGTACGTGATGATCAACTCGAACCAAATCGTGCCGCCGATGTTCGACGCGTTGTTCGTCGACACCGCAAGCGACGCGATAAAGGTCTGCGTCGCGGCACCTCCGAAGTTGGCCACGAAGTAGGCCGTCGCGTCGTACTCCCACACCGAGCGCTCGTGATCGCCGGTGTCGGCAAGCGTGAACGATCGATCGACGTCGACGGTTGCGGCCGCGCCGAGCTTCACGCCCATGCGCACGCCGGTGATCGTCGTCGCCACCGTGAAGCGATCTTGAAAGTACGCGCGCAAGCGCACCGACTTGAACGTGCGTGATCCCGTCTCCGCGATCGTCAGCGTCTTGCTCGTGCTGTCGAACCGCGTGGCCGTTCCCAACGTCGTGTTAGTCGCAAGGTCCGTGTACCGCGCGTCGGGAAAATATCGAACCGTGTTGGTGATCATCATGGGCGGCCACCCGTCTCGAGCTCGCGCTTCGCACGCTCGGCCGCTTCGATCTCGAGCTTCTCGAGCTCGGCCACGCGCTCGATCACCGCGGCCTGATCACGCTCGCGCTTCGAACACCCGAGCTCGATCACGTCGTCGAGATCTTCGTCGCGTTGTCCGGGATTCGGACGCCAACGGATCACGTTCGTCGTGACGTCATCCTTGATCCGCTTCTCGAGCTCGACGACGAGCGTCGTCGGCGACTTGTCCGAATGCTCGAGGCGCGCGCGCACGATGCAATTCGCATCGGGATCCTTCCACGCACCACCGACGCGCGCGGCGAGAACATCAAGCTTGCGCTCGCCGTCCTCGGCCCACCAATCGATCATGAGATCGAGTACCTCGCGTTCACCGATCATCGAAGCACCGCCTCGAGCATGCGACCGTCGCGCGCCGCGCGCTCGGCATCGCGTTCGTAGTTGCTGATCTTCGCCTCGAACGGCGTGCACGATCCCTTCGCACCGCACGCATCGCAGATCACCGCGAAGCATTGCAGACAGAACGGGGGTTGCTCGTCGGCCGGCAACCGCATCCCGAACGCGTCGTGCAGGAACACGATCCGTTGGCAGTGCTTGCACGTGCTCGTTGCTCGGCTGACCTCGCGGCCGCCGAGCTCGAGGGCGATCAGCGTGCCGCCTTCGCGGCGACCCTGCGCCATGTTACTCCCTCGCGTGCGTCGTGGCCGTCGTGATCAGCGCCGGCGCGACGGGCGTCAGGTAGCCGATCCCGTTGTTCGCCGTCGCCGGGATCACGAGCTCGGAGTCACGATCGGCCGCGACCCATCGCACCGTGGCGCGTTGGTTCATGGCGACTTCCAACACGATCGCGTTCGCGGTGTACGTCGGCTCGACCGTGTGATTTTCGCCGGCGGTGAAGATGCACGCGGCATCCGCGGGATCGAGTGACACCGGCGTGAACGACGTACGCGTGCCCGTCGTCGTGCAGCGTTGCAGGTACCACAAGAACGGGTTATCGGCGGCCGCGGCCTCGGAACCGAGCACCACATCGTAGATCCGCACGCGCCGCATCGAAGCGGCCGGCGCGGTGATGTTTCCCACCGACGCCGTCGTCGAGGCCGTGCGTTGCATCTTGACCGCGTATTGACCCATGGCTGTCGAGGCTACAGCGGTTCGGCGCCCTCGGGCAAGTACCGCGTATCGCGTCGACGCGCGACGCGGCCGCGTCGCTGGTTGCCGGCGTGACGCGGCCGCGTCGTCACCGCCGGCGACACGCCGATCAGCCGAATGGCTTGCGCCGGCGCTGGAACCTGTTCACGTTGTTCACCGTCGAGCGCTGACCCTCGCGACTATCCATCGTGTCGAGGGTTGCTTTCTTGCCGTCGAAGTTGTTGATCACCCGGAAGTTGATGTCAGGCGATCCGCCCGGTGCGTTGCGCGCGCTCGAGGCCGATCCCGAAGTGACACCCTCGGTCGCCCCGACGTTGCCCGGTCGCCACGCCGGCGGCCCCGTCGGAGCAACGCGCGCGCTCGAGACGACGTCGGCGACGGTGCTACCGACGGCGGCCGCGGTGCTCGCGCTCTGCGCGCCGGCCTGCACTGCGCTCGCCGCGGCCGCGGTCTGCGCAGCCACGGCGGCCGCCGCAACCGATGCGGTGAACGTCTGCAACGCAAGCGCACCGGCCCCGGCGCTCGCCGCAAGCTGCGCCGTCGTCGCGGCCGCTGACGACGCGGCCGTGCCGAGCAGCCCCGAGCTCGCCGCGGCCTTCGCGTTCGCGGCCGCCGACGCCCCGCCGGTCAATGTCTCGCCGGCACCGGCCGCGCGAAGGATCGCGCCCTCGGCTTGCTGCAACGCCAGGTTCGTCCACCGTCGGGCAAGCCCGTCGAGGAATGCACCCCAGTCCGCTTTTTGATCGACGATCAGATCCGTCAACACGTTGTTCAGATCGTTGAACGTCGCGACGAACGCACCGCGCGTCGCGTCAGCGGTGTGGATCAACGTCGCCTCGATCTCGCGCGCCGCGCTGACTGCGCCGTTCTGGAAGTCCTCCCACATCGACGACGAGTTGACGATCACGCCGGTCGCGGCCTCGTACGCGCTCGCGATGCCTGCGACTTCGCGCGCGTACTCTTCTGCGGTGATCGCGTTGTTCGACTGCAACTCGTTGACGATCGACATCGCCTGTCGGTAGTCCGCGATCGGTTGCTTGATCCGATCGAACGTCGCCGAGTACGCCTTCGCGCGCGCGGTGTCGAAGTCGCCTTCGCCTTGCTTCGCATCCTTCTGACGATCGGCGAGTGCCTTGTTGAACGCGCCGACCTCGCTAAGCATCTTCTTCGCCGCGGCCTTCTCGGCTGCGACGGCGCGATCGGCTTGCCGCTCGAGGTTCGCCCAATAGAGATCACCCTCTTGCTTCTGCGTCATCGGCTTGCCACCACCCTTCAACGGGTTGGTCGCGTCCTCGAGCAACTTCGAAAAGCCACCCGAGAAACTGTTCTCAAGCTTCTTGATCGATCGCGCCGCTTGCTCGGCGGTGATCGCCTTCTCGGCGAGCAAGTAGTTGACGGCCGCGAGTTGTCCGCGGAAATCGCGCATCGGACCGTTGATCTCCTCGAGCATCTGCTTGATGTAGTCGGTGCCGCCGTCGCCGTACGCGTTGCGGATCTCTTCGCGGTACTTCCGGATCTCCGCGTTCGCTTCGCGCTGCGTGATCGTCTGCGCGCGCAACTTCTCGCGGATCGACTCGATGCCCGTGGTCGCATCCTCGACGGTGTTGCGAATGTCGAGCACGCCACCCATCGCCGGATCTTGCGTCTTGGTCAACGCTCGTTGCGCGTCTTGGTACTGCGCATAGAGCGATGCCGCGTTCTGATTTCGTTGGTTGCCCTTCGCGTCGGTGAAGTGTCCGGGCTTGAAGCCGGCCGCCTCTTGCGCCGCGGCCTCGCGGTACATCGCCTCGAGCGCTTTCAGGTTCACGACCTGATCTTGTAGCGACGTCGAGAAGTCACCCGAGAGCTTCTTCCGGCGCTCGAGGATCTCGTTATGCTCGGCCGCGAGCACGTTCGACAGTCGGATCACCTCGTTGTTCGCCTTCTCGAAATTCGCGATCGCTTGCCACGATGGGATCGTCGCATCGAGCGCGGCCTTCTGCTTGTTGAGCTCGGCCGTCTGCTGTTCCATCATCGCCGACAGATCCTTGATCTTGTCGAGCCCCGCGAACGTGTCGAAAAAGCTGTAGCTCTTGCCCGTCGCTTCGCTCGTCGATCCGAGCTTCTCGTTGATGACGTCGAGCGCCTCGCCGAACGCTTCGAAGATCAGCGTGATGCCCCGGACGATCTGACCAAGCCCCTTGATCGCCGTCGACAGGATATCCGTCAGCCCCGATCCCTTCGCGATCGCGCCGATCGAAACCGTCAACGTGTCCTTGAACTGTGTCCACGTCGTCGACAACGAGATCGCGCGGTTCGCGAACTTCTCGTCGAGCGATTCGGCCGCACCGTCGAACGCCTTGCGCAGCATCTCGCCGGTGACCTGCCCCTTGTCGGCCATCACGATCAACTCTTTGCGCGACTTGCCGAGTTGCTCCGTCAACAGCGCGGCGATGTCGGGCATCGACTTCATCACGCCTTTGAGCTCGCGCCCGTTGATCGTGCCGGATGCAAACGCGTATGACAGCGTGGCCATCAACCCGCCCGACTCGCCGAGCCCCTTGCCTGACAACACGACCGCTTGCCCGATCTCCTTCGTCAGCTTGATCTGTTCGGCGTACGACAAGTTGAGATCGTCGGTGCCGTCGCGGATCGCGTCGTAGAATTCCAGCGTGTCACCGAGCGAAGAATCGAGCTCGCGCGACAGCGAAAGCTGATCGCTGATGATGTCCGCCGCATCGTGCGATGCGTCGGTGAACTTCAACACCGAGTTGTACAGGTGGTTGTAGTTGTCGGCGAGCGAGATGATCGTGATCGCGAGCGCGGCGATCGCGCCGGCGGCCGCCGCACCGCCCGACATGAGCCCCGAGAGCGCTCCTCCGATGTCGCCGGTGATCGTCTGCACCAGGTTTTTCGACGCGCCTTGCAGCGTCTGCACGGACGTCGTCACCTCGCCGAGCGCGTTACCACCCCCGCCACCGCTCGGTGACGGAAGCGAGATCGTGTTCGTCGCCTGCGCCGTGTTCGCTTTCTTGCGATCGAATTCCGTCAGCGACGGGTTTGCCCGTTCGATCGCGCGGTTCAGGTTCGCGACCTCGCGTGCGTACTCCTCCGTCGAGATCTTGCCCTTCGACAACAGCGAGTCGAGCGCCTCGAGCCCCTGCGCGAATTGGAGCTCGGGCGCGCGGATGCGATCGAGCATCGCGATCTGTCGCTCGAGCGCGTGATTGATCTCGGTGATCGCCTGACTTGCTGACGTCTGTCGACCGAGCTCGGAGAGCGTTTCCGACAGCCCCTTCACACTCGTCGTGGCCTCGCCGGCGTTCGCGGCCGTCGTCACGAAGCGGTTGCCCGCGTCGCGCAACCGGCCCTTGTCATCCATCGTCAACGCGTCGCCGACAGACTTCGCGCTGTTCTTGAGCGAACCGAGATCCGCTTCCAGCTTTTTGATCTCGGGGCCGGCCTTGCTCGGATCGATCTCGACGGCGATGACCAAGGACATGTGCGGCTCTACTTTCTCGTGTTGACCTTGGTGACGTAGTCGTTATCGATCCGCGACACGACGTCGACGAGGCGATCGATCGCACGAAGCGACAACCCCTTGAGCATGCCCCAATCGACGATGCGATCCCAAGGAATCGGCCCGATGACGCCGTAGCCGAGTTGCCTCGTCGTCGACAGTTGCACGTAGGCGTTGCGGAACAGGTACCCGCCGGCGTCGAGCCGATGGATCTTCTTTCCCGCCTCGAGCTCGCGCTCGACCGGCGTCATGGGACGCGCGTCGTCGCCGAATTCCGCGCGCTTCGCTTTACCGGCGTCGATCGACCACTTCTGTTTGGCGTAGCGATCTTCCCAATCGAGCCGGGCGATTATTTTTTTGCGAGCGTCTCCGGGTTCGTCGGCTCGACGTAGTCGGCTTGGAAGTTGATCGGGTTCGACACCCACGCGAGGATCCGAAGCACGATGAACTTCGGGATCGACGTCATGAATTCCATGATGTCGGTGGGACCGTCCGCGATGCGCCCGTCGTCGTGATAGACGTTCTCGAGCTTCTTCACGACGTGGCGTGCGAGGCGTTCGCGCAACCGCTTCTCGACGGCCGCTTCACGCTTCGGGTCGTACTTGACCTCGCCGTCGCCGACCTTCGCGGGGCCGTCGTCGTCGGCGTCATCGAGTAGCGACTCGATCCACCCGGTGTTGTTGGCGGTGCTGACGACGTGCACGCACGGCGAAGGCTTGCCTCCCGGCGAGCGCAAATCGGCGAGCACGAGCGGAAGCGGGGTCGGATCGATATCCTGCGAGCGGTAACCGTTGAAGGGCATACGGGGCAGGGTAACGCTTGAGGCGCCTTGTGTACAACGGCAACACGATCGACTCGAGCTCGGCTTGCGCCTCTCGTAACCGCGCCAACGCGCCGGCGATCGCACGAGCACGCGGATCCTCGACGACTACGAAGACGATCACACCGACGGCAGGTACGGAAAGATCGTCATGCCGCACGTGTAACCGTACGTCGGATCCTGGAAGCCCGTGGCCTTGCCCTGCACGGTGACCGACATGTTCGCGACGAACTTGCGATCGACCGAGTCGAGCGTCATCGACGGCACGTCGAACAGGATCCCACCATCTCCGTTGCGCACGCCGCATTCGAACATGCACGTGCGGTTGTCGCGCACGGCCGTCACGACGGTGTCGGACGTGAACAACATCTCGCCCTCGATCATCGCGGTGAACGTGCCGACGTTCATGAAGCGCGCACCGAGCGTGCCGAGCACGACTTCGCGCGCGACGTTGTTCGAAAGCGTGAGCTTCAGCGTCTTGATGTCCGTCGACAACCCGGTCTCGTCGGTGTTGTTGAACCGCACGCGGCCGATGTTCGTCGACGTGTTGAACATCGCTTGCGCGAGCGGTGCATCGGCCGTCGACGCGCCGGTCAGTCGCGTCACCGACGGATCGACCGTCGACCCACCGACGAACGTCAGATCGACCGTGGCCTTATCCGTCGGCGGAAGGTTGATCGCGACCTGCGCGAGATAGTTGCCCTGCGCGTACTCGTACTCGGCCGCACCGCCGGCGGTGAGCGTCGCGTACGTCGTCTCGAACGTGTACGACCGCTCGAGGTAGTCGGCCGACTGCGCGTTCGTGTTGCGGATCCAACGGCCGAAGTAGATGTCATACGTCTTGCCGACCGCGAGGTCAGCCGCGCCGACGGTCCACGATCGGCGCTGTAGCGAGAGCTTCGCCGCGGCGATCGTCTTGACCTGCGCCCATCCACGGTATGCGGCGTTGGTCGGCGTGAACGCAGAGCCGACGGTGCCACCAAGCCAAATCCATTGGCCAACCACGAGCCCCATCGTCGTCCAGTTGGCGACCGTCGAGATCAGATCGCCGTTGGCGTCGACCTGGATATCGGCCGCCACCGACGCGCGGTGACCGCACACCTCGACGGTGGCGAGGTAGCCAGAGACCGTCTCCGCGGCGAGACCCGACGCCTTGATCTCGGTCACCGTCGAGGCCGCGGCGAGTTGCTTCAACCCGTTGTTGCCGGCGATCAGGAAGCCACGCGCGAAGATCAACGCGTACTGCTGAATGTTGCCGGCCGCCGGCACCGTGTAGCCGGTCGCGGTGACGGCCGTCGGGCGAAACTGCGACGTGGCCGTGCCCCCGTTGTGCTTCGTCGCGGCCATCATGATGCCTTCGCCGAAGTGGTCGACGAGGTCTTTCGTCAGGTCCGCCGTCCACTCGGTCGGCACCTCGAGATCGACGATGTCGCCCTTCTGCAACTGCCGACCGCCGCCGATCGGATCACGCGCGATCTTTTTGAACTGCGCGCCGAACTTGTCGATCGTGTTCGGCTGATGCTGACGCCACAGCGTCGTGCCGGCCGTCAGGAACGACGTCTCGATCACCGACGAGAAAACAGTTGCTTCGCTAAGAGTACGCATCGGGGGATCTCCGTCCGGTTGTTACCGCGTCTCAGTGTATTCAAACGGCACGAGGACCGCCAAAATCGCGTAAGCGCCCTCGGTCGCCGACTCGGTCAACTGCGCGACTCGGCAGATCACGCCGTCCTCGTTGGGCCCCTCGGCGAATTGCTGCACCGACAGCGTGTCGCGGACAGCCATCGCGAGCTTGCGCAGCCACCCGACACCGTCGGCGTACCCGTTCGCCGCGGCGAGCGGCCAATGCAACTTGACGTAGATCGTGCCCGTGGTTCGGAACTTCGCCGGCCGCCCCATCGTCATCCGCTCGGCCTGCCCCGAATCCATCACGACGTAGGCGTAGGGCACCGGGGGCGTCGGGGCGTTGTACTTCTCGAGCTCGAACGTCGTATCGACGACGACGGCCGCGTGATCCGTGCCGGCCATGTGCGCCGTGACGGCCGCTTGCCAGTCGGCCAACCACTTCGCTTGCACTGCGTCGGCTGCGCCATCGTCCGTCATAGAACCTCTTGAACCGCGCGCACCGCGGCCTGTCGGGCGATCACCGCGCGCGCGACGGATGCTTCGACCCACCCCGGGGGCGATTGCCCGCCGCGCTCGTTCAACCTGTTCACGTACACCGCCGGGTTGTACACGTGCGCCGACACCTCGGGTTGCCCCGGACCGTCGGCGAGGAGCGAAGCGATCGCCGCTTGCTGCCGAGCTCGCGCGCTGACCGCCATGTTGCGCATCGTCGCGTTGCGCTCGGCCGCGGTGCCGGTGACGCGCGCGCGCTCCGGCGTCAGCGCGGGTTGCCCGAGCACCGGGATCCACATCGCGCGCGCGTAGCCGGTTTTGACCGGCGTGCCCTGAGGGGGCTTGCGCTGGAGCTCGGCCACGATCTCGAGCGCAAGCGCGTCGCGTTGGCGCTGCACGTTCGCGCGCACCTCCTCGATGATCGATCGGATCCCGGCGTCGCTCATTCCTGGTGAGACGCCGGCGGATCTCCGTCGGCGGCCGCTCCCTTCTTCTTCGACTCTTCCTTCGCCTTCTCGTCGAGCGCCTCGCGTGCGAGCTTGACGAGCTTCGCCGGGACCTTGCCCGTGTTGCGAAACGCGTTGAGCCCCGGGCTTTCGACAGCCGACCATCCGCCCGGGGGATACTTCGCGAGCTCGTAGCCAACGGCCGCCCATTCCTCGATCGTCGGTCCGCCCTGGTTCAATTCGAGATCCGGATCGAGCTTCGGATCGTACGTGCGCGCCGGCGTCTTGGCTGCAGCCGCGACGGCGGCCGCGGCGCCCTTGCCCTTGATCACGAGCGGGTTGCCCTCGTGCCCCTCCTCGAGCTCGTCATCGGGCCCACGATCGCCGCTGTCGTCGTTCACGCCGGCCCCGGTCAAAAGGTGCGCCTCGGCAACGCGTCGCGCGTGCGCCTTCTGCACGAGCTTTTTCGAGGGCTGACCGAAGCCGATGCGATGCGCGTTGTGCATCATGCGCAGCTTCGCGTCACCGATGTCCGTCGGAAACGGATCGCCGGCCTTGTACGCGGTGCCCTGAAAACGCAAATCGACCAGTGCGTGAGCACCGGCCGACGGGTCGTACGAATCTTGTGCGGACGTTTGGGTCATAGACCCACGCTATCAGGTGTCGAGCACGCCTTCCAGCCATGCACCGCAATCGGCGCTGACGAGCTCGAAGCCGTAGGCGCGCTCGATCTCGTAGCGCGTCGCGCCCTTGGTCAGCGGAATCGTCTCGCGCGTGATCACCTGACCCTGCGAACCGGCCCCGGCGTACCCCGTCCAGTTGAACGTGTAGCCGGCCGCCGGCGTCATCACCGACGGGCGTGCGGGGCGATAGAACATCCCGACGCCGGTCGGCACGATCACGTCGAACGTCTCGGTGGGATCACCGTCGTTCGACGTGGTGTACAGCGCCTTGGCGACCTTGATCTCCTGCACCTCGAGAAGCTTCGCGAGCTGCGACTTGAACATCGCGGGGTCGCCGAGCACCGGGCCGCCCGGGGTCTGTCCGCCGCCCCACAGCACGCGGAGGAGCGGGTGCACGAGCAAGCGCTCCCACACGTCTTCCGAGTACACGATCACGTTCGCGCGCTTGCCGACCGCGCGCTTACGCTGCGCCTTGAGCGCCGCGCGCTGATCCGCGATCGGATCCGAGTCGTCATCCATCCACGACAAGAACTGACCCGGGGCCGGCGACGCGTCGAACGTCAACTCGGTGCTCCAAATGCCAGTCTTGAAGTAGGTGGCCGTCCACTCGACTTCGGCGTTGATCAGCGCGGCGTTGGAGCAAAGCTCCGTCGCGGCCATCTCGACGTCGACGGTGCCGGCCGCGTTCGCGCGCATCTGCGGACCGACGTCCGTGTGCCACGCCCACACATCCGTCGAGAAGTCGAGCATCTCGGTTTCGTAGCCACCGCCGGCCGACTCGGCGCCGTCGGTGCGCTTTTCCATCTTGTTGCGGAAGAACGCGCCGGGCTTGTAGCGGCGATACTTGCCGGTCTGCTTCGACACCTCGACGGGGCCGAACGTCGTGTGCACGAAGTCGTCGGCGTTCTCGAGCATGTACCCGACGCTGACCTCCGTGAGCTCGGGCACCGTGTAGACGTCCGCCGCGTCGGGCGATCCCGACTTCAACAGATCGATGTAGCTATCCTTGCTGCGTGCCATCTTCAGAGCTCCGTGGTGATGCGTTCGTCGAGGAGGATCAACTGACCTCTCGCAGAGGTCAAAATTTAGAACAGGGTCGCTTAGGTGATCGTCACGGACACGAGCGTGGTGGCAAGCCACCGCGCACCGTCCCACACGAGCGTCGCCTGATCGGCGGCCGCGTTGTAGGTCAGATCCGTGCCGTCGGCCGATCCGTCCTCGTCGTAGAAGAGGCCGGAGATCGTCGTGGTGCCGGATCCGATCGTGCCGACGACGATCGTGATCTGGTGACCGGCGATGTAGCCGTTCGGGAGGATGCGATCCTCCGCGCCGGCCGATCCCACCGTGAGGTTCTGGTACGCGATCAGCGGGTTGATCGTGCCGGCCGCGGCCGTCGTGCCGGTGCCGGCCGTCTTGATATCGGTGACGAACCAACCCGTGGCCGTCCACGTGAGCTCGACGTACTGATCCTTGGCGGTGAACGTGAACGCCGTCGGCTCGCCGGCCTTCATCGTCGCCGGCGTCAGCGCGTAGGTGAAGCCACCCGACGCGGCGATCACGCGGATCTTCTTCTTCTGACCGACCACCGAACCGTTCGCGAGCGCGCCGGTGCGGTTCGCGGTGCCGAGCGTCAGCAACGTCTCGTCGGTGAGCGCGGACGTGTCGTAGTTGCCGGCGACACCGCTCGGCGACTCCGACGCACCGAGCGTGGTGACGGCGTTGCCACCGATCAGCACGAGCGATCCGACGCGACCATCCGCGGCCGTGCCGTCGATGCAAAGCGCGACGGCCTTGCCGTCGAGAACGTCTTGCGCCGACGCGGTGACGAACTTGCCGGCCGCGGTGACCTTCAGCTTATCGCCGCGCGCGGTGACACCGCCACCGACGAAGAACTGACGAACGCCGGGGCGGTGCTCGATCTGCACCGCCTTGCCGCTCGCCGCCTTCGTGGTGTTGAGGCCGAGGATCGGGCCGCCGACGGTCGGCAGATCGACGCCGTTGACGCCGAGCACGGCCGCGAGATACAGCGTCGAGGCGAAGGCCGCGGAAGCAGCGGGGAGCGAGAGCGGACCGTTCTGTGCGTTGGGGGCCATGATTTCCTCGTCGGTATCGTCGTCGTGGTTCTAGTGGATCGTCGTCGGCAAGCTGCGCGCGTTAGACGCGCGCGGCCTTCTTGTACTTCGCGTCGTGCGCTTGGGCCTTGTTGTAGAGGACGCGCGCGTCGTCGTCGTCCTTCAACAGCCGCGTCATCGCGACGGCCTTGTGCACCTTGTTCGCCGTCGCGAACGCCGTGACCTTCTTCGTCAGCGCCTCGCGCGCGAGGTTCTTGCTCGCGTGCTGCTTCGGCGCGACCGGATCACCGGGTTCGGTGGTGGTCGTCTCGTCGTCGGGGTCGGCCGTCTGCGCGCCGTCCGTCTCGACACCCTCGACGTTCGCACCGTCGGCCGCGATCGCATCGGCGCCCTTGAGCGCGGACATGATCCGGTCGCGCTGCGCGACGTCGGTCACGACGGTGTAGACCGCCTTGATCAGCGTCTGCGCGTCGTCGTACTTGCCGGCCTCGCGCTTGAACGCGAGGTTGCCGAGCGTCGACGTCGCGAGCTTCGAATAGGTCGCCTCGTCGCGCTCCTTCTTCGCCTTCGACGTCTCGAGGTGCTGCTCGTCGGCATCCTTCGCGAGATCGGCCATCTCCTGGTTCGACGCGCGATAGACCTTCTTCGTGCGCTCCGAGGTGTAGACCACGGGGTCGGACTCGTGCGCCGACTTGATCATCTCGTCGCGCTTGGTCGGCGCGAGCTCGACGAACGCGTCACGATCTTCGGGGCCCATCTTCGTCGTGAAGAGGCGATGCGCATCCGTCATGGTCTTCCATCCGTCGAGGATAGAAAGCCGCTTCTTCAGGTTCGCGATCTCGGTGTCCTTGGGATCCATCTGCGCATGCTCCTCGGTTGCAGTCTTGACGCTATCGATTGCCGTGCCCGGGGGCAAATTCTGTGCATCCCCCTTGCCGGTGACGATCACCTGCGTCGTGCCGGTGATCGCCGGATTTGCCGTCGCCTCGACGGTATGCGTGTGCCCTTCGTTCTGCGCGATCGTGATCTCGCCAGAGATCGGGTCGCGCACCCACGCGTGATCGTGACCGTAGTCCGAACCTTCGGCCGTCTCCCACGTCGTGCGACCGAGCCCCGACGCATCGCACGCCGTCGTGTCGACCACGTGCTGATGCCCGTCGACGTTCGACGACAGCACGGCGATCTTCGACACCGCGCGCGCGATCGTGCGCGTCTTGCGGTACTGCACGCCACCCTTCGACTTCACGACGCCGATCAACGCCGGCTCTTGCATCGGACGATCGACCGTCGAGATCTCGCCGAGCTTCCACGTGCGGAACACACGACGCTTGAGGCCGCTCGACTTCGCGAGCTCGAGGCCGCCGGCGTAGAACGGATCGCGCTTGAACGAAAACTTTCGACCACCGCCGGCGCTCTTGCCGTTGTAGTCGATCGTCTCGAGCACGTTGCCGAGCTCGTCGACGATGTCATAGACCTGCACGATCCCGCCGATCGAGAAACCGATCCGCTCGCCGTCCGCGATCTTCTCGAGGTACGTTTTGTCGTATGGCATCCACCCGATCGCGAGGCCGGTGGTGTCACCGTCGGCGAAGCCGAGCCCCTTCGCGACGTCGCCGATCATCGGGTACGCGAACACGACGTCGGCGACCTGATCGCCTTGGTGCATGTCGAGGCCGACGCGCGATTGCTCCATGAACAGCTTCGCGACCTCGGGCACCGTCTCCTCGGGGATGTGATCGGTGAACGTGCCGTCGCCCGTGTCGAAGTACGGCGCCCCCTTGAACGTCGACGCGAGCGCCCACCCGTAGGCGATGCCGCCCATCACCTTGTGAAAGTTGCCGACCTTCTCGAAACGCGCGAGAGACATGCCGATCAGGGTGCCCGAGTCGCGGCCGAGTTGCCACTTTCCGCGGCGTAGTGCGCGTGGTTCGCCGGCCACGCGGCGAGCATTCCATCGCGCGACACACGGTACGCGACGAAGTCGGCACCGAGCGTGCCGGCGAGGATCCACGTCCAACGCCACCACTCCGGGATCCGCAACCGTCGCGGCACGTACGCGAACCACACGTAGCGGTTGCCCCGCGCCGCGATGTGCTTGATCAGCGCGAGCTCGTGATCGTTCAATCTTCGCCGGTGACCGCCGTCGCGATCAGAGACTGGAGCTCCGCGGCCGTCGCGTCGAGCTTCGCGGCATCGTCCAACAGCCGACGCGTGACGATCGCATCACGAGACTTTTCCGCCGCACGACGAGCGGATCGCGCGGCGAGCACGGCCGTTCGTAGCGCCACGCGTAGCCGGCGCAAGTCGTTCACCGTCTCCCACGCGCGCCACGCTGCACGTGCTTCGCCGAGCGTCACGCGCGCGACGCGCAGCAAGATCGCCGCGTGTGCTTTCTCGGTGACCTGCACGGGTTCCACTCTATCAGAAAGGAACGTCATCGCTCGGTGCTTCTTCGACCGGCGTCGGCTCCGGCGGGGCGTCCCACGGATCCGAGCTCGCCGTCGTATCGGTGACGTCGCCGTCGGTGATCTCGCCGGCGTCTTCCATCTCGCGTTTCATCCGCGCGTAGTATTCGCTTTCCTGATCGTTGGCCCACTCCTCGGCATGCTCGGCCGCGATCTCCGACGCGCGCGAATGCCGATCGCCCTCGTTGCCCGTCGCTGTCGACTCGCCGGATCCGTACGTCTCGATGAATGCTTCGGAGAGCTTCGATCCCGCGTTGACGGGATCCTTGATCCCCTTGATCCGCGCGCGCTGTTGCTGGATGTACTTGTAGCCCTCGCGATCCCAGATCACTTGCAGATGCGGAGGGAGGTTGCTTCGCGCCGTCGACCAGATTTCGCGCCGCACCTCGACGGACCGCGCGGCCGCAATCTTCGCGGCCTCGACGCGCCGCGGATTCTTCGGGGGCGCCGTCGGAACAGCCGATAGCGCCGTCTCGTCGGCCGTCACCTCGACGATCGGCGGTGCGATCGTCGCCGCGATCGGCACCGTCGCCGGCGTCGGTGCTTCGACCGGCACCATGATCTCGACGATCGGCGGTGCCGGTTCCGGTCGCCGCGGCCGGCGCTCGACGGATCCCGGTGACGGGTTGTCGACGTACTCGTTGCCGACGGAGAAACGCGTCAGCACGTCGATGTCCGCATCGATCGCCGCCTGCAATCGGTGGCGGCCGCCGCTGACCTCGAGCGTGCCTTGTGGGCCGACCATGATGTTGATCGGCTCTTGTTGCCCGAGCGGTGACGCCACGATCCGTCGCGCGTTGTCGAGGCGCACCGTCGCATCGCGCGCCGCATCCATGCCGGCGGGTTGGTTGTAGCCCCGTTGCGCGAGCGATCGCGCCGGCACCCATTGGGCCGGTGCGTTCTCGTCGACCTGCGCCGCCGTCGCCGGGATCTGTCCGCGGGGATCGTCGGGCGTCGGCGTCCGCCGAGCTCCGGGGTTGTAGCGTGTCGACACGACGCATCGGCAGTTGATCGTGGTCTCGGCCGGCGCGTTCGGATCACCGGGAAAGCGCAACCGGTTGCCGCGGCCGTCGACGAATAGCTCGCCGATGCCCCGTTCTTGACCATCCATCGAGGCATGCCACGGCCGCGGCGAGTCGCGCCCGGTGCGAGGGCCCGTGACCCACGTGCGCGTGATCTCGTCGCGCGTCAGCGTGCCGGCGTCAACCGCTTGCTCGATCATCTCGTCGGCACCTTGGTGCACGGCACGAAGTGACTCGGTGCGCGCGATCGTCTCGGCGCGATACGTGATCCAGTTTTCGCGGTAGCGCTCGACGGCGCGATCGATCTGATCGTTCGTCATGCCGCGATCCGCGTCGCGCGCCGCGCGCACCGTGCGATCCGATTGCCCGCTCGACAGCCGGCGCGCGAGGGCCGCGTCGTACTCCTGCGCTCGGAGCTCGCGCCGATAGTTCGCGATGATCTGTTCTTGCGCCGGCGTCAGCCCGATGCCGGTGCGGATCTCTTGCGCCGTCTCGAGAGGATTCTGACCCTCGGCGATCCCGCGCTGCACAACCTGTCGTACGACCGCGCGTTGCTCGGTGGTGACCGATCGGATCAGGTTGTATCGCGCGTTCGCGGCCATCCGTTGCGCGCGATCGTTCTGGCCATCGTACGAGACGAGATCGCCCTCGATCTGTTCGTCTAGCCAGTCGGCCGCGACCTGCCCCGCGGTGTCTCGCGCGGCGTTCACGGCGGATGCGAACCGACGAGCTCCGGCCGTGATGCCGGTGATCACGCCGTCGATGTCGCCGGCGCGCATGCGCGAAGCGATGTCGGCGAGGCTGTTGGTCGATCGAAGCCACTCGATGACTTCGATCCAACCGGCCCCGAGCTCGCGCGTCAGGCGATCGGAGAGTGCATCGATCGCCGCTTCATCCATCGCGCTACTTCTTCGGGGCGTCGACCTTCGCGAACGCCTCGCCGCCGAGCTTGTCGGACGGGGCCGTCGGTGCGATCACCGCCGGTGCCTGCGTGAAGTGCGAGCGCACGAAGTCGTCACCGACGTACACTTCACCGGCATCGTTGCCGAGCTTGAGGTAGTAGCCGACCACTTTGCCGACGCTGTCTTGCGCCGGCTCGAGGGACTCGACCGAGAATTTTGCCCGAGCTGCATCGAATTTCGCCATAGCGTGCAGCCTACGCGACGCGACGCATCGGCGGCAAGTACGACGCGGGGTCGACACCGCACGTCTGCACCATCTCGACGCGCACGTCACCGCCGCTCGTGTCGGTGATGCCCCGCATGCCGCGGCCGCACTTCTCGCAGATCGCACCGGCCTCGAGCACCTTCTCGATCGCGATCGGCGACGTCGGCACCGGCGACCACCGCATGAACTTCGGGGCCGCGCAGAAGGGACACGGCACAACCATCGTCGTGTCGAGGCCGAAGCCCTCGAACACCGTGTGCGCCTTGTACGCGTTGTCGTATTCGTCGCGGCACTTCGGATCGTGCGCGTTGGTGCTGATTGCAGGTGGCATCACCGACACTGTAACGTGAACAGCGCGCGATCGGGGTCGCGTTCGAGGATCGCGATCACCGAGATCCACTTCGCTTCGATGAAGATCTCGTCGGCCGCCTGTGGATCGCCGGCGGCCGCCGGGATCGAGTCGGCGAAGATCGACACCTGGCGATCGCCAGCCTGGATCACGGTGTCGGTGCCGGGGCCCGAGCTCGAGATCGACTTGCCGACGAGGTAGGCCGCAAAGCTGTCGACGAATCCGCGGAGTCCGCTGTACTCGACGGGATCCGCACGCTGTAGCCCGAGCGATGGGTGCACGGGGTCGCGCGTGGTCGCGGCACGTCGGCGAAGCTTCGCGGCGAGCACCTTCGGACCAACAGCGGCGAGGAGCTTGCCCGAGATGTTCGCGCCGAACAGGTTGTTACCCATGCGTGATAACGTGACCCTCACGCACATGCAAAAGCAAGCTCTGATGAATGTCATGACCGCGGCCTCGGTGATCTCGATGGGCGCAACCGTCGGCGACGTCGTCGACGGCCGGCCCGTAGCTCGTCGACGAAAGACGTCGGGGCAAGCTCCGACGTTCGGATACCAGACGCGCGAGGAGGTGCCTCGAGCTCGCCACGCGTCCGACAACCGGACAGCCGAGGAGCGCAAGGCGGATCGCAAGGCGAACCGGAAGCGGAAGCGCAACCTCGTCGCGCGTCGCGGCCGCCGGTGAACCACTGCCCGAAGTGCGACGGCGAGGTGATCGTCGTCGGCAAACGAGCGTGGTGCGTGGCGCGCTACAGCGCCGGCGGTTGCGGCACCACGTGGTCGGATTGGGATCGCCGGCGCGAGTTGATCACCGCGTCGCTCGTCGCCGGCGAGACGCAACTCGAGCTCGAGATCTAGCCGAACTTCAACGCGTCGCGCTTGTCGTCGGCGTCATCCGGCTTCGCGTCGTCGTCATCGGCTTCCGGCTCGTCCTCCTTGCGATCCACCTCCGTGTTCTTGAGGTTGACGTCGGCTTCGACCTCGACGTTGACGGAGAGGATCGCGCGAAACAGACCGTCGCCGAGCGGCTGCACGGTGATCGCGTTGACGTTCTCGATCACCTTGCCGTCGAGGGCGATCACGAGCGCGTTGTTACCGGAGATCTTGAGGCGTTGGAGTGCTTGCATCCGCCGACGCTACACGATCAGAACGGTTCGGTGCGCTTGATCCGCGTGATGTCGCCGCAATCGTCGAAGTGCGACTCGCAGTTGCTGCCGAACCATCGGCCGCCGCGCGCCGCGGCCGCCGAGCTCGAGGTGTCGCGCCGGTACTTCGCTAGCAGGTTCTCGAGCACGAGCGGGAACTTCGTGGCGGTGCCGTCGACGACGGACGTCGCACCGAAGTACGAGATCGACGCTGAACCGGCGGCCAGCGACTGGATGTTCTGCGACTGATCGATCGCCGTCAGCACCGTCTGATCGGCTGCGACGAGCGCGGCGAGCTCGAACACCGCTTCGACGAGATCGGCCGGCACCGTGTCGGGATCAACCTCGACGGTCTCCGACCCCATCACGTAGGTGACGCCGGTGCGCGGCCACTTCAACACCGTGCCGTCGACGGCCGGCGTCGTCGGTGTGCCCTTCCAGATCTGATCGCGCTGATCGATCCATCGCGTTGCAGCGATCAGCCGCTTCGATCGCTCGTCGGGGGTCAACGCGTTGTACGCATCGGGGCCGGCCCCGATCGAATCGGCGAGGTACGCATCGCACGCGACGAGGCCGCCATAGACCTCGGTGACGCGCGCGGAAATGGTGACGGTGTAGATCGTCATGCTCCCATCCTGCCACGACCGCGCCGGCGGCCGCGGCGCTTCTTCGGAGGTGCACCCCGCGTCGTCGGCCGGAGCTCGTCGGCGCTCTGATCCGGATCACTGTCGCCGGCGTCGTCACCGCCGGCGTCACGCGGGGCATCGGCCGGATCCTCGTCATCATCGTTCGGATCGCCGTCGCCCGGATCACCGTCGCCCCCGTTGTCGGGGTTGTTCGGATCCTCGAGATCCGGCGGCACCGCCTCGAGCGCGCCGCGGATCTCCGGCGGGATCTTGCGCGGAGGCGGAAGCCGACCACGCTTGCGGATCGCCGCATAGACCTCGTCGTCGGGCGGCACGTAGGCGCCGGCGTTCACCATGTCGAGCACCGCGCCGGTCGCGGTGCGAATGTCGTCGGTGCTGATCGGCGACGGCACGATGAAAGGCGTAGCCTCGGCCGCCACGATGTCGCCGTGGTTCGCTGCGACGAGCGGCCGCGCGAGATCATTGCGTGCGAACACGGCGAGCTCGCCGGTCGTGCTGTTCAAGAACGCGCCTTGCTGCGTGGTCTTGTCCTCGTGCATCGCGTTCGAACCGACGGACGTTTCACCGAGGAGGAGATGTTCAGCGTTCATCACGCGCGCGATCTCGCGATTCAACCGCTGCACGACAGCGGAGATCTCGACGAGCCCCATGTCATCACCTTGCAACAGGTCAATCGCCCACTTCGGAACGCCGCTGATCGCACCGCCTTGTGACTGGGGTCCGGTGTACACCGCCGAGTCGAGGAGGAATCCTTGATCGGCCGTTTTGATGTGCTTCGCGAGAAACTGCGAGAGCTCGTACGTCTCGGCATCAACATGCGCGTCGACGTCGACCCCAACCGGGGCCGATCGCGCGAGTGCCTCGAGCGGGGCGCGTCCGATCGGCACCCCTCGCAGGTTCGCATCGTAGCCGTAGCCCTCGAGTTGCTCGTAGCGTTGCAGCCGGCGAGCTCCCTCGACGACGTGGCGAAGCAACCCGACGCCTTGCGGCGAGTCGGTGATCGACAGGTCTGCGCAGTACCACAAGCGCGATCGCTTCATGTAGTAGCGGCCGCCCTGTCGGGTCTCTTGCTCGACGCCTTGCCACGCCGATCCTTCGGCGCGAATGTCCCATCGCTTGATCGTGTGTTGCGGCCGGTGCTGCACGTCGGCATACACGAGCGTGCCGTCGGACCGTCGACGCCAAATCCAGTTGTGCAGCGAGAAGCCGTACCACCGATAGAGCGCGGCCTTCTTCGCGATCATCGCGAACGGCAACGGCATGTCACCCTCGACGAGACCTTCGCGCACGAGGTCTGCCATCTTCTTCGCGAGACCTTGATCCTTGCATCGGTGGTTCGGCACCACTTCCCACTCGACGCCACCGATCAGGTTCAACGCGAAACGCACCGCGGCCGCGACGATCATCGTGTCGCCGAGCACCTCGGCATACGTGCGCCACAGGTTCGAACCGATCAACTCGTGATTCGTCTCGCCGCTGATCAGGTAGCCACCGACACCGCCGATCGCGTCGGACCCTTGTGGTTTCGTCGGACCTGGTAGCGTCGCCGTCGGTTGAATGCTCGGCGTCGTCGGCCGCACTTCGGCGGCACCAGCCATCGCCTTCGCGAGCACCGCTTGACGCGCGAGCTCGCGCGCGTTCGAATGCTTGCGCGTCGACGCGGCCGCTTTCTTCTCGCGCTGCATCGAATGCTTGATCGACGTTGCAAGCTTCCGGGCTACCGATCGGGGGATTCGCTTCTTCATCGGATTTTGATCGATCTGCCCCCGCGAGGTTTCGAAACGGGTTCGGCGCGCACTTGACTGTCGAACATCCGCACCGAGGCGTCAACTTCATCCATGAACGTGCCGACGGGAAACTCCGACATGATGCGAAGAAACTCGGTGTTCCACTCGCCTTCCACCAACCACACGTTGCCGATCTTCCACTGCGACGACAGCGGATAGGCACGTCGGGTTTTCTTGCCGGCCTCGGGGCTGTGGTCGACCTCGTGCCCCATCAACATCCGCGTGAACGCGTTGACCTGGTACTTTCCCGCTTGCCCGGGATCGCGCGGTAGATCCTGACGCACGTCGCGGCCATCCGTCTCGGTGGTGTGCAGGATCAGGTGATCGACTTCGTCGGGGCCCCCTCGGAGCTTCACGACGTCGACGATGATCACGCGGTGATCCGTGTCGATGTACCCGAGCACACCGACGGTCGCGGCCGCCTTGTTGTCGTCGGTCGCGGCGAGATCCCATCCGCGCGTCATGTACCCACAGAGCGAAGGGAGGCAATCGCCCCGCTTCAAGATCCGGCGCGTCTTCTCGGCCGCACGCGGCATCACCATCTCGAGCGGGAAGTAGTCACCGCCGATCTCTTGTGGCCACTGCTGGTATTGCGCCTCGACGGCGTTCGCGCCGCTCTTGAGTAGTAGCTGCGCCTTGAGCCGCTCGTACTCCGATCGCGGATACCGGATCGGATCGGCGAGCGTCGCCATGTCGAGCGCGACGCGCGCGAAGATGTTGCCGAGGTTCGCGAATGCGTCTGTCCGGTCGTCGGACAAAGGCACGCTGACGAGGTGTCGCTTGACCTCGGCCACGCGCGCGATCCGCGGATCCTGGAAGCCGAACCGCGACGGTGGCGACGGGATCTTGCCGTTGTCGTTCGCGATGCGCGCCGGATGATCGTTGCCGAGAAGCTCCATCTCGACGAGCACGTGCGTGTAGCCGAGCTCGGGGGTTGCGAGGATCACGCCGCTGACGTCACGCAAGTGCACGCGTTGCATGATGCCGATCGTCGCCGACTTCACGGGGCGAGGACCCTCGTAGACTTCGGCCGGCACTTCGAACGTGTCGATCGGCGCATCGGGATGCACGACGCACCTCGAGCTCGAGCTCGCCACCTTCGCACTGCACGTGTTGCACGTGTACTCCGGGGGCGCGCGCTTCACGTCGTCACCCTCGAGCGCCTTGCCATGCGCACGCGCGACCCAATCGGGGAGCTTCACGCGCTTCGCCCCCTTGCCACCCGTCGTGTTGCGCACGCGCGACGGCAACGTGCCGGCGAACCAATCGATCGTGGCTTGCCGCTCGGCATCGGATTCGACCGAGGCGACCGAGTGCGGATCGTCGAAGATCAGGCGATCGGCGCGATAGCCGGTACCACCACCACCGACGGACGATGCGAGGCGGAAGCCACCCCAATCGTTGCGGTAGAACTTCTTTGCATTCGAGTCACCGTCGAGACGGAAGCGGCGCTCGGCCTCGCACGCAGGGCAACGAGGCGCACCATCGGGCCGCTTCACGCACTTGTTGCACTGCCCCCACAGGCGTTGATAGAGCGGTGACTCGACGATCTTGCGACAGAGGTTGTTGTCGCGCTCGGTGAGACCGGCCGCGTACGACCACGAGATGTAGCGAAGATCAGGTCGCTGCTTCGGGCCCCATTCCCACGGGGGAAAGAACACGTTCACGAACGTGCTTTTGCTGAAACCCGGGGGGACGTTGAAAAGGAGCTTGTCGATGTCCTCGGAGGTGACGAGCTCGAGGTGCTTGCCGAGCGTCTCTTGCACCCACGATCGGATGAAAGGCTGCATCGGCTCGATCACGGGCCAGAACAATTCGACGAACGCGATCATGGATCGCGATGCACGCACCTTCGCGATCGCGTCGAACGCCGTCGGCACGTTGCCGAACGCGAGGCCGAGCAACTTCCGCGGCAAGAACGCGGCATCGCTCGCGGCCGATGCCGCGGCCGCCGTCACAGCTTGAAGTGATCCAACACGTCACCCTCGTGCTCGGCGAGGGCCGGCATCGGGGGATCAGGATCGGCGTCGACTTGCGCGCCATGGAGCTCGCCCCGAGGAGGGAGCGCGAACAACGCGCGTTGCTGCGCTGCGTGACGTCGCACGATCAGTGATCGGCGCTTCATCTTCTCGTGATGCGTCACTTCGCAACCTCGACGACGACTTCGCCGTTGCGCACCTTCGCATCGTGCCCCGATAGGCGAAGCTCCTTCGCGGCTGCGCTCGCGCTGATCCTTCGCATCGTCGTGGTCACGACTTCCCATGCACCGGGCTTGATCACGCGGATCACCATGGCGTTTCAACTCCTGCGAGAGCTCGTTGCACGTCTGTCCGAGATTCGGACTGTCCGAGATTCGGACTAAACGTCTGTTTCAAGATCTTCACCGCGTGAAGGATATCGGCAACCGGATCCGGTTCGGCGTCCCACACCGTCGACCGTCGAGGCAACACGAGCTCGCCGCTACGCAAAGACTTGTCGACCTTGTCGAAGCGATCACGACAGCACGTCGTGCATCGGCATCCGTCGTCGTGGATCTCATTCGTCATCGTCATCACCTTCATCGTCATCGACGTCAGTCGATTCAGCGTCGAGCACCTTAGCACCGGGGGCAATCGCCTGTTGCGCGTACGACGGCAACTTGATCCCGGCCTTCTCGACTTGCGCGAGCACGAGCTCGAGCGCCTTCAAGCCTTCTTCGTCGAGGGCATTCGCGACCACTTCGATCGAGATGCCGAGCGTCGTCGAGGTGTGCGACGACTCGATCTTGATCGGGGCGTAGAGGCCGCCGACCTTGCACATCTTGTCGACGAGAAAGCGCGCGGTCTGTCGATCGCCGGCCGCGCGTGACTCGTGCAGCATCAGCCGCATCGTGCCGAGCATTTGCTCGCGACGTTGCTCGACAATCTGTGGTTCGCTCGCGCGCTCGAGGTAGCGCGCTTTGATGATCGCCAGATCCTTCGTGACCGTGCGCGACGAGCAACCGAATCGCGCGGTGATGATCTCGCTGATCTCCGTCGACGAATATTGCGCGACGTAGAGTTGCTCGGTGTACGCGCGCCGCTCGCGGTTCGGCTTCGCGATCGAGTGACCACCGATCGACCGACGAGGAGGAGGCGCATCAGGCGGCCGCGGTTCGCGCCACGGGATGAGCTCGCCCTCGATCGCTACACCATCGTCGTCGTATCCGACGATCGGCGAGGCCGGCGCCTCGCCCCCTTCGACGTCACGTCGCATCTCGCGTTCGCGCAACGCACCGCTGACGACTTGATCACCCGAGACGAACATCAGAAATCAACCGAACGTTGGCACACGATCTCAGATCACGGTGTCATGCCGATCGCCCGACCGTCAACAGCTTCACGATCCGCGGTGCGATCTCGAGCTCGCGGCGAGGTTGCCCGGCTCGCGGCGAGGGCCCCGGGTCGAGTAGCAGGTACCGGCGCGACGCGGCCGAGCTCGAGGTGCCTCGCGTCGTGCAGATCGCGCCACGCAGGATTTCGCGGGGTCGCCTCGGAGGTGGCTAGGAGGTCAACCGCGTCGTCGAGTACTCGAGCAACGCTAGTGACTAACATCACTCATGCGACATGCGTGCGACAGCACACCGTGTGTAATGCCCGTGCGCTCGGGTACCGAATTCCGTCGAGGTCTAGTAAGTCTGCCGAAGTCTAGACAGAATTCCTCAATGATTACACGTAGTGCTAGACTTACTAGACCGTCTATACACGATCTATTCACCAACATTTCGAAGCACACTTCGCGAAATGTTGGCGGTTAACCCTCAAAAGGTCATGCAAGTCTAGACAGCGGATCTAACCGCGCGTCGGGCAAGCGGAATCCGCTGACTAGACTTCGGATCGAGGTCTAGACAGGTCTAGTAAGTCTAGACAGCGGATGCCCGTCCGTGATCACGGTGCCCGACCTCGGGCATCTCGCCGATCACGACACGCACCCAACGCGATGCACCTCGATGCACCATCGCCCGGCCGTGCGTCTCGCACCCTGAATGTTCGATGTGGTTGTGGTGCTCGCGGCCGCGCGAGCTCGCACGTTGACGACAGCTTACGGCGAGGCGCGGAAGCCGACCGGCGTGATCGAGCACCCACCGTCAGCCGCATCGCGCAGCACGGCGAGCTTCGCGCCGGCGCTGCCGATCAGAAGCACCGGCACCCCGGCCGGCACGAACATCGACCCCGCCGACTTCGCGGCCGTCGGGTTCGCGCCTTGCGCGATCCAACACGCGGTGCTCGAGACGAACGAATAGAGATTCTTGCCCGACATCGCGGCGCTGATCTGCTGCGACGCGTTCGTGACGGTGCTGTAGAGGGACCCTGCAACCTTGGCGTACATTTTCGACATGCCTTCGACGCTACGTCAGAACGGAACGTCGATCGAATTTTCCGCCGTCGTCGTCGGTGCCGGTGCCTGTCGATCGCAATGCTGCGTCCACAGGTAGCACACGGCGAGGATGCGGCCGCCTCGCCACAGGTGAATGCCGGTGCACCCGTCGGTGTAGCTGACCTCGCCCCCGATCTCGATCAATGCGTCGGTGTCCTCGGCTTCGACCATCACCGCGGCCGAGCTCTCGCTCGCCTCGATCCACGCCAGCAACGCGGCCGCCTTGCGCGTTCGGCCGGAGGGGCGAACGTCAGGGGGCGGTGTTGCCGGCGGGATCGATCGGTCGAGATGTTCGACGACGTCATCGTCACCGGCCTCGAGCTCGAGGCGTAGCTCGTCGGTCACTCGGCACCGTCCGGATCTCGGACAGTCGTGATTCCCATGCCGGCGCGCGCACGCACCTCGTCGGCGGTGTCATCCGTCGGCGGGATCGCGGCCTCGACTTCGTCGACCTCGGGGCCTTGGATGTAGCCGTAGCCGTTGCACACCGAGCATTGCTGATTGTCCCAGCGCCGACCGAGGCCGTTGCACGCGGCACATCCGGCGGTGCCGACCTCGGGATCGAGGTTCTCGCATCCCGTGTCAGGGATGCCGAGTACAGCGCTCCATGCGCACCGCGTACACACACCACCGTCGAGATCGTGCGGTTGCGTTCCACCGTAGAACGCGGATTGCTCCTCGATCGAATCTTGTTGCGACTGCGCGATCTGCGCCTCGATCGCATCTTGCTCGGCCTCGGCCTCGAGCTCGCGCGCGATGCGATCGGCCTCGAGATCGTCGGGATGCATGCGCGTGTTGGGAGGCACGCGAAACCCGGCGATGTAGTCGATCGCGCCGTTCTCGTCGACGGTGCCGAGGCGACGCACGCGACGGATCTCGACGCTGTCAACAACCCACAACACGACTTCCCATCGGCCACCGTCGACCCGACGCCACGACTCGAGCGCACCGAGCGGTTCGGATCGCCAATTCGGATTGGTGACAGAGCTTGCTCGTGCGCTCGAGTCACCTTCGAAGCGGATGATCGATCGTGTCGCGTCGATGCCCCATGTGCAATCACGTCGGGGCGGTTCTTGAAACGCCGTGGTCACGACGCGTCGAAGCGATCGCGTGCCGGAGCTTCGCCACTGCCACGACTCGATCGCCGTCGTCAGCGCTACATCGATCTCGCGACCTCGAGATCCGTTTCGCGGATCGCTCGCCGCGCGCCCCATCATGCGGCCTTGCGCGATCTCTTCGAACGTGGCGACCATGACGAGGCCGTTTGCGTCGAGCGCAAGCGGATCGCTCTTGCGCGGTTCGGCGCGACCCATCGGCATCGACACGCCACACACGACCGTGCGTGCGAGGTCACCACGCATGAGGCGATAGCTCTCGGTCGGAATGCCAGCGAGCGGGTAGCGCACGCGCTGATCTTCGACGCGCACGTCATAGTCGATCTGCACGCCCATGTACGTGACACCCTCGTCGGTCTCGACGGTGGCCGTCGTGCCGCTGCACCACACGCGCACGCCCTCGTCGATCTCGACGCGCGCGATCGCGATGCACGGATGATCATCGTGCGTGACAAGTTGTTGCGCTCCCTCCTTCGCGCGCCACAACTCGGTGACGCGGCCGAACGTGCCGCCGATCGGCTTGCGTGGATCGTCGAGGTACGTGCACACGAGGTTGCCGACGGTGTCGAGATAGCAGCGCTGATCGATCGCGATGAAGTTGTGGTCACCGTCGATCAACGCAACGAACATGTGCCGGCGGATGCCCGGCAACGCATCGTTGGTCGTGGCGTCCCACACCATCGTCGGCGAACCGGCGCGGTTGTTGACGCGGTACAGGCGACGTTGCATCGCGCGCGCGATCGGTTCCGAGTGCCATCCGCCGACCTGACGCACCGCGATCTCGTGCCCGACGGTGTGACGCGCGAGACTTCGCGGCCGCTTCGGATCCACGCACCGCACGCCGACTGTCGGCCCGAACATTCCGACGAGCTCGGTGCGCTGATGCTCGGGGGCCGCTTGCCATAGCTCGCACGCGATCAGCCGATCCGTTTCGATCTGCGTGAGGATCCGGCCATACGTCTTGTCGAGGATCGTCAAGTTGATCGGCGGCACGAGATCGATCCGCAACGAGTGACCGTTGTGTGCGCGCGCACCGCTCGGCGGATGCGGAAGCACGATCACACCGGGGCGAGGGTTCTCGAGCTCGGCCGCGCGCTCGTCGGCGGTGAAGCCGAGCTCGCCAGTGACATCGACGCATTCGTCAGCGGGGCGACGGAGCGGCTCGACGTGCACGAGGGACACCGACGCCTCGACGCGCGACATGTGATAGTGCGGCCGGCCGTTGCTGGCCTCGAGCTCGCGACCGGAACAGTCGAGGCCAACGGCACCTTTGCACTTCGCTTCGAAGCACGGGATCTCTGACGGTTTCACGAGGCGGCCTTTCGCACGTTGGTCGTTTCGACGCGCACGCCGTCGACGTCGACCGCATGCCATCGGTTGTTGAGGCGGCCGCGGTAGGTCGCCTTGATCCACATCCCGCGATCCTTGATCTCGACGAGGTCGCCGAGCTTGTGATCGCGCACGATCGCGTCACCGCGCAGCACTGATTTCGTACGTGCACCCATGATCAGATCCTCCGACAGCCGATGTTGCGATGCGTGGGAGACCACGCGATTTCCGAGGGACGGCAGTAGACGCGGCCGCGCACGGTGTCGACGAGCTCGAGCTCACCATCATCGGGCCCGACCTGCAACCGACAGGTGAACACGCCGGACGGCGTCACGCCCTCGAGCGCGTAGCCAGTCGGACACTCACGCCGTCGCGCGTCGACGAGCAACGCGAGGAGCTCGGCGACGAACCACAGCACATGGAACAGGAACGTGATCACGGTTTGCTCGGTTCGTTCAGCTTCCGCGTCATCGCGACCGCGCGATCCTGTGCGATCTCGAGCGTGCACGTCGGGCAGTAGTCGCGCTCAAGACTCGGCCCCGATCCGGTCTGGCCAACAGGTTCGACGATCAACACGGACCAACCGCCGTCGATCGGCCGGTTGTACACGACCTCGTCGAAGTCGCGATCGCACGTTGCGAAGCACCCTTCGCAGGTCGCACGCGTGACACGTCGAACCGTTCGACTCACGTCAGCCTCGCGATGAAGTGCTCGATCGCTTGCTTCACGAGATCGCTGTTGCCCTGCAACTTGTCATCGCGGCGCTTCTCGAGGAGGTTGATCGCCTCGTCGAGAAACGCGTGACGCAACACGGACCACGGGATTCGTGCCTTCGCAGGTGGTGGCACCTCGACGCGCACGGTGCCGTCGATCGGCCACATCTCGAGCTCGCCGGTGCGCTCGATCGTGACCATCGCGATGAACCGCGGATCACCGTTGCGCAGCGTCTCGACGGTGATCGCCATGCACCGCCCGAACACTTCGATCGGCGGATGCACGATGTCGGGCTTTCCCTTCTGCCCCGACTCCGTTGCCACCGGCACGATCGTACGCACGAGGTCGCGGCCGATCAGACCTTCGCTCACTTGTCGTCGTCCAGGTTGATGCCGAGCGTCGAGGGCTTGGTGATCGAATCGCGGATCACCGGGATCAACTGCAACCGACGGCCGTTGGTGAGATCGTGCGCGTTGAACGCCTCGATCACCTTCTCGCGCGCGAGCGTACGCGCGGCGGTGCGCGTCGTCTCGACGAATTCCGACCACACGTGTTTGTGCTTGTGCACGGCGTCGGGGTCGTCCTCGCCAGTGAAGAAGCCGACGCGCAACCCATCGTCGTCGAGGATGCGATCGACGAGTGCATCAACCACGGCGTCGAGCGCGTCCGCGCCGAGCTTGATCGCCTCGTCGTCGGCGACGAGCTTGCCGAGCAACGCGCCGGCGCCCGGCACGCCGGAGCGCACGGTCAGATGGGTGTGGATGCCGGCCTTGTGGGTGCCGACGCTGATTTGCTTTGCCATGGTTCTAGCTCTCCTGTTGGGTCAAGTGATCGGTGACGGTCTGTCGCCATTCGAGATCATATTCGGCGAGCGCGAGCTCGAGCTCGGCATCGGCCTCGTCGGTTCCGGGTTGCTCTTTGCACTGGAACACGAGCGCAGCAACGCGCGTGCTTCCCAAGTCGTCGATCAGAACCGCGCTCGGTGCTTTCGCCCGGATCAGCAACGCATGCCGGCACGCCTCGATCGTGTTCAGCAAAATGAAAATGTTGGCATCGTTGATGCCCTTCTGTCGCGCGCGACTCGTCATGTGGTGGTCACCTTAGCTATGTGGTCAACAGTTGTCAACAAGTCTAGACGCGCACGGATCGGAACGTCAGGTTGATGCGGGGCCCGACCGGATGCGAGGTCTTGAACACGCAATGCTGATAGTCCGCTTGCGACTCGTCGCGCATCACGAGGAGGTCACCGTATCCGAGCTCGAGCACCTCGACGACGTTGCGAGGAACCGCGGCACGACGCACGACGAATGCCCGAGCGTCCCCGAGTGACACGCTTGCGATCGTCGGCCGCTCGCCGAGCTCGGGTTCGTCATCCGCATGCCAGGCGACCGAGTCGCGGCCGTTCCGGTAGAAGTTGGCGAGACACGAGTTGAAGCGGATCCCGAGCTCGCGCTCGAGGCGATCACGCATCGCGGCGAGCATGGGATCCCACGGGGCCGGTGTGTGCCGGATGCCCGAGTAGGTGTACGGTGCTTCGCCGATCAGCGCCGTCGCACGCGGTACCGGCACGGTGCGCCCGAACATGCGGATTCGTTCGACGGACCACGGAAGCGTACGCTCGAGGATCTCGAGCACCGCATCGTGACCGATGATCCACTGACGTTGCAGCGCGAAGCAGCCGGGCAACGTCACGCGGCGAGCTCGCGTGCAATGGTGCCGAGTCGCGATTCCACGAACGCGCAGAGCTCCGGCGAGTAGACGCCGAACGTGTCGGCCTTCTCTCGCGAGTAGGCCGCGCGCTGCACGAGCTCGGCCGTCACGATGTCCGAACCGAGGGCATCGGCGCGACAGGTCACGCCGTAGTTGAGATCGACGCGGAACGTGAACCGCTCGCCGTCACACCACACCACTTCGATCTCCGTCTTGAGGTAGCCCGACGGACGATCGCAACCACGATCCCCGTACGCTCCTTCGCTCTTGAGCGCTGCCTGATCGAGCTTCGCGCGCAGCCAATGATCGATGCCCGCGAGTCCGACGAACGTGCGGCCGTCACCGCCGGAGATCTCCGACCAATTGATCGTGACGCGCGCAACGGCCGTGCTCGGCCAATTCATCGGGGCGTGAACAATGCGTTTCGTCATGGGATCTACGTTAAGCCTTTCGTCAACAGTTGTCAACAGGTCAGACGATCAGCCGCACGCGTAGCCGGTGATCGTGAAGTCGAGATCCACGTTGCCGAAGTCGATCGCGGCGAGCTCGAGGGAATCGCGGATCGGTCCGCGCAACAGCGGATTGGGGCCGGCGGGGCCCATGCGTTCCGAGCTCGCCACAGCGCCCGGCATCTTGCGAAACGTGCGGGGCTTGTCACCGTGGCCGTACGTCACCGTGATCACGCAACGCGTCACCTTGACGATGACGCCGGCGAGCTTGGTGCTGCCGATCTCGACCGTCACGCCGGCACCGACGAGGAGCGCACGAGCGCGCTCGAGGTTACCGGCCTCGAGCGCGTCGAGGCCGACCATCGCGTCAGATTGGGTCTCCGTCATCTCGTTGGTAGTCGGTTGCATGAGAGACAGGTTAAGCCTTGCGTCAACAGTTGTCAACAGGTCCAACGCTCGGAAGTTGCCTCGAGATCACTCCGTTCCGAATCGTCAACAGGTTCATGCACTTACAGGACCTGTTGACAACTGTTGACGGAAGGCTTAACCTGTCTCTCATGGAAACGACGAACGAAACGCACGCGGTGATCACCTCCTTCGACGGCGAGATCTCGACGGTGATCGGTCAGATCACTACGTTGCGTGCGATGATCGTCGCGCAGTACAAGGCCAACGAGCGCGCGTATGCGCGCAAGTCGACGGCCGCGTATGCGAAGTATCTCGCCGCGCAAGGCGCGTTCGAAGATGTGAAGCAACTCGAGGGCGAGCTCGCGAAGATCGAGGCGTTGTACGCATGCCAGACCGGCACGTGGTACCCCGGCATGTCGTACAACGTGAGCAAGCTCGCGAAAGCGATCTATGCCGCGATCCCGGCCGCGTAGTCATCGCGTTGGACCTGTTGACAACTGTTGACGGAAGGCTTAACCTGTCTCTCATGGCGAAACAAATCAACCCCGAGTATCTCCGTAAGACCACGATCGCCGGCACGATCGCGGATGCCGCGTGGTTGCGTGGCGGGATCGCCGCGATGCATGCCGAGCTCGCGCAGTTGCGCCGGTTGGACGCTGACGCGGTGATCATCGGCGAGCTCGAGCGGCTGTACCACCGCCAGATCCTTCGCACGATGCCCGAGCAACGCCTCGCCGTGGCGATCTAACGTGACGACGATCACCATGCTTCCGGCGTTCAAGGCGACCGGCCCGATCGTCCTCGTGCGCGAGCTCGCCGCGGCCGCCCGATGGATCGGCCGGTGCCGGATCTGTCGCGCCGGCGGCCGCAAGGGCACGCACAAGCTCGAGGGAGCGTCGGGGCTGACGTTGCAGGGGATCGCGATCGTGCACGCTGACGGGACCGGGATCGCAACGTCGCGCGTCTACAACGAGGATGCGTCGGTGATCGCGAAGTGCCCGGGTTGCGACACGTGGATCAAGCTGCACAAGGTCACCGAGGGCACGAAGAAGTCGCGCCACAAGTGCGGGGCGATCTGTCGCAACGCGACCGGCCCCGCATGCGATTGCATGTGCCGCGGTGCGAACCACGGGGCTAACTGCTAGGACCTGTTGACGATTTCCGGTAGACGCGTTGGACCTGTTGACAACTGTTGACGGAAGGCTTAACCTGTCTCTCATGGAAACGACGAACAACGAAACGACGACGGCGCAGATTCATCAGCTTGCGATCGAGGTCACTTGCGCGATCGGTCCGCGCGTGACGATCCGTGGCAACGTGTACCGCGTGTCGCGCTCGGGTTCTGATGTCCGCTTCTACGCGATGCCCCGCTACATCGGCGACATCGGCACCGATGCGCATATCGAGATCCTCCGCTCGGATTTCGCGCGCGCCGGCGTTCCGGCCGGTGGCTTCCGTGACTCGGCGCTCGAGCTCGCCGCGCAACGCCTCGTGTCGATCGCGCTCGCGAAGATCGTGGCGTAGTTCGTTTGGACCTGTTGACAACTGTTGACGGAAGGCTTAGAGTGTATCTCATGCAAGGAAAGTATCGCCCCGACGTCGCGTACCCGCTCGAGCTCTCGCAGGAAGGCGAGCATTTCGCTTCCGGCGTGAACCACCCCGGCGAAGTGATGGGGCTCTGCCGATCGGCTCGCCACTTCGGGATCACCGCCACGGAGATCCGCGATGGTTTGCTCGACGCGTGCGAGCGCGAGGCCGGCCCGATGATGCGCATCTTCGTTGACTCCGGCGCGTTCGGCGAAGTCGCGTTCGACCCGACGGCCGGCCGCCTCGTCGTGAAGAAGCCGATCACGGATGCGTCGTGGATCGAGCGGTTCGCGATCTACTTTTGGGCGGCCCACACGTTCGGTCAACGCGCGTACCTCGTTGCGCCCGACCTCGTCGGTGATCAGGCTGCGACGTTCGAACGCCTCGCGCGTTGGTCGCACGTGATGCACTTGCTCGCCGGGTTGCGCGCGCAGATCATCGTGCCGGTGCAGAAGGGTGCGCTTGCGATGTCCGCGGCATGGGCCCGACAGGTCGAGATCCTCGGCATGCGTCCGACCGATCTGATCGCCGGCGTCCCGATGAAGAAGGATGCAACGTCGCTCGAGGATCTGCGCGAGCTCTGCACGGGGTTGCCGTGGTTCGGCGCGCGGATTCACTTGCTCGGCATCGGCCCCGAGTCGCCGAAGTTCTTGCCGGCGATCGCCGCGATCAAGTCGGTGCGCCCGAACGCGAAGATCACGTCGGACAGCGTGACGGTGCGTCGCCTCGTCGGCCGCACGAACGGCCGCGGCAACGGTCCGCGCGTGCTGACGCGGTACCAGGATGAAGCTCGGCTCGCCGGCGCAACGAGCTCGATCGAGATCAAGTCGACAGCGCTGACGCGTCAGGGGTTCGACGAGTTGAAAGCCGAGCGCGAGCTCGCCCTCGAGCTCGGTTGGTTCGATGAAGAGATCTACGACACGATCGAAGAAGCCCGCGCACACCACGCGGCCGGCTACCCCGACATCGTCGACACCGTGCACTGACCTGTTGACAACGTCTGACAACGGCCGCACGATGAATCCCATGCGTATAACCCTCATGATGATCGCGGTGCTCCTCGTTGCGTGCACCGGCGTCGACGCCCCGCCGGCGACGTACGGTGACGCGTTGTCGGTGTACGCGTCGTCGTACTGCGAACGCTCGGTTGCGTGCGACGGCGGCCGCGTCGAGTTGTGCGAGGCCACGCTCGCCGACACGTTGCTCGTTACGTGCGAGACGGACGATCGCGGGATCAAGCGGTGCGGTTCGATCGACGAGTCGCTCGTGTTCCCCAACTGGGAGGCGTTCACCGCGTGCGTGGCCGAGCTCGAGGCGACGGCGTGTGACGCGCAAGCGCCGGCGTGTTGGCCCCTGTGATCGAGATCGAAGAGATCGAAGATGTCGCGCGCCGGCGTCAGATCACGCGCGCCGAAGCCGAGGAGATGTTGCGTGCGGAGGACGTCGCGAAAGCTGACGCCGTCGTGCGCATGGGTGCGCTCGCACCGAGCAACGCGGCACCGTCGACGATCACGATCAACGTCGACGCCTACTTCACGGCACCACCGACGATGCCGATCAACTGCCGATGCATCGCCACGCTGACGTACACCGACGAGCACGGCAATCGGATCAGCCACACCGGCGAGCTCGCATGACGTTCATGAACATCGTGCGCGCGCGCCTCGACAAGCTCCGGGGCGAGGCGTCTCGAGCTCGCGGCGAGTGCGAATGCCCCGAGGATCACAGCGTCGGCAAGCTCGGGCATTCGGACGTGTGCCCGTGGTTCGGCGCGTTCCCTCCAACGCTGACGATCGACCACAACCCGTGCGTGCTCGCCGACAGCGTGCACGACTTCGAATACGCGACGTATAGCGGCGCAACGATCTCGACCGGCGTGTGCCGGTGTGGCGTGCGCGAAATCGACTACTGGATCGCGAGGGGACCATGACCGGAAAGCAATCGTTTTTTCATCGCTGGGGTCGCGTCGAGCATGGGGATCCGTGCGCGTGTGACAAGACCGAGGGCGGTGCGCTGATCGTTGGCGACAACTGCCAGGGCATCGAGCACATCTACCAGTCGAGCCCCATCGTGCTCGGCGAGGATCTCGAGGCGCCCGATCCGTTCGCGATTCCCGTCGGCCGCGCACCGACGGATCCCGACGCCGGCGCGAAGATCAAAGCCTTTCTCGAGTCGCATCAACGCGAGACGAGGCCAGCGATCATCTTCGACAGCGAGCTCGAGCTCGAGAAGCTCGGCACCCTCGATCGGCTACACACGATCCTGTTGCGCGCGCTCGACAGCGCGTCGCAGGTTGCGGCGGCCGCCCGCGGTATCGACGCGTGCAACGGCCGCGACGATGCGCAACACGCGGCCGGTTGTCGGATCGGGGACCTGCACACCGCGACGGCCGAGCTCTCGCGAGCGCTCGCGTTCATGTTCAAGGAGCCGAGCGGGGCCCTCAACCTCGATCGGCGATCGCCGGTGCGCGACGCGCTGACGAAGTTGCAACTCGCGCTGCACGACATGGCGAACCTGACGGTGCCGTCGTGAAGTTTCGCGTATGGGAGTACGACGCGCAGTACGCGCGCGACGTCGTCGAGCTCGAGGAGGATTCGGCCGTCGACGCGGCGCACCGCTACGTGATGGGGCACATCCGCGGTGACACGTTCGAGTTGAACGTGGCGACCCCCGGCGGCAAGGTTCGATCGTTCACTGTCGACATCGGCGACGTGTCGATCGATCCGTTCGACAACGGACCGTGCGACGCGGTGCCACCGACGGGCGTTCCGGTCGGCACGTTCATGATCGTGAAGCGGCACGAGTTTGGTGGCGAGGCACCGGGCAAAGATGACGTGTTGATCGCGGAGGGCATCGCCAACGAGCGCGATGCGAACGTGATGGCCGACGCGCTTGCGGCACGTCTCGGTGATCGATCAGAGTGGTCGATGACGGTGCAGCCCGACGACTACGTGTTGCGCGAGTTTCATCCGTGACCAAGGCGGCCGCGAAGCCGAAGAAGAAACCGAAGCAGCCGCACGAGGCGCTCGTCGGTGAGGCCGATCGCAAGGGCGTGAAGCTGCACCGGCACCACGCCGTCAACCAAGCCACGCGCCTCGAGCTCGCATCGCTCGGCGGCATGACGTGGCGAGGCGAGGGAGGTGACGGCAACTTGAAGGTCGACATCGCGCACCGCATGGCGGTGACGTGGAACGTGTGCGAGGGCATCCCGACGGAAGCGCTCCTCAACGGCGCGATCCGCGACGTGTTCAAGGCGGTGCTCGCCGGCGATCTCGAGGCCGCGCAGAAGGCCGCGGCCGTCTGCGACTCGGGCATCGACTTCACGAACGATCGATTGCACGATTGCAAAGCGTGCCTGTCGAAGTCGGGCACCGAGGAGGATGACGACGATGAAGCTGTCGGCGAAGGAACGTGAACAGCGCGACGCGATGATCTGGCTTCTGTTCTCGGCCGGCGTGAAGAAGGCGGCGCTTGCCCGGCTGTTCGAGTTGTCGGTGACGACAGTCGGCTACCGGATCAACAAGGTCGCGCACCGACTCGCGCGCTCCTCGGTGACGCGGCCGGCCGAGTGCCCCGACTACTGGCGACGGTTGTCCGATGCCGGTGCGCTCGAGGTCACGCCGTCGCAGGATCTACGAGCTCGATCGGCCCGGTCGCGCCGGTACGGTGCGTCGTACGGCAAGTCGTGGCCGTTCGCCGGCCCCGCGTTCGACGTCGGGATCGAGCACCCGAAGGCTTGCCGATGCCCCATGTTGGGACCGTGGTGCAACGTGTGTCATCCTGTTGACAACTGTTGACGAAAGCCTTAACCTGTCTCTCATGGCTGAACACTCCCCCGCTCAAGCTCGCCGCATGGCGCACATCGTTCGCGAAGCTCTCGACAAGGCGGCCGCCGACACGGTGACCACGCCGATCAGCGACGAGCAATTTCGCATGCTGATCGCTACGCTCGGAAGCTCCAAGGATGCACGCTCGTGCTTCCTCACGCTGTTGAACGATGCCGCGTTGCTGTCGGACGAATACGACCGCGCGCAAGGGGATACGAAGCTCGCGGCCGAGCTCCTCGCGTCCACCGTGCGGCCGCCGAGCGAACCGCGACCGGGGCGCGAGAAGCAGTTGATCCGGACGATCCCGGATCAAGCGGCGCGCGAGCGCGACGATCAGACGTGGCGTCTGATCCAAGACGTCGGCGAACGGCAGAAGGCCGGCGAGATCTGCGCGATCGTTTCGATGTACGAGATCGGTGCCCTCACGTTGAAGGCCGCCGGCGTCGAAGTCGGTGACGTGCTCGTGTCGCTCCCCGACAGTAAGACGCAAGCGCTCGAGATCGTCGACACGTTGGCGCGCACCGGCGCCGTCGAGATGATCGTTGTGCTCGGGGTCGACGACAAGACGGCCGGCGAGATGCACGGCCGCGTCGACGCGATCGAGCGCAGCGCCGATCGGAAAATCGCGCTCGAGATCGTGAAGGCTGCGTGATGCGCACCGCGGATCAGATCGGCGAATTCGTGATCGGTGCGCTCGCGATCAAGCGGATCGCGGTGCTCGAGAATGGTTCGGTGCGCACGCAGGTGTTCGCGCGCGTCGGTGACGGCGAGGACACCGACGCGAAGTTTCTCGGAGCGGTGACGTTCTCGTCGACGGAGTGGGCGAGCGCGTGCGCGGCCGTCGACATGCGCGAGCGCGTGCTCGAGTGCATTCGCAACTTCAACGCGATCGCGATGCGCGCACCGTCGACGATCCAGACCGCGATCTTTTCCGTCGTCACGCAATTGCGTCTCGGCCTCGAGCACCTCGGGGTATGACAACTGTTGACAACTCGCAACGCGAGATAGTAGAAGGGACCATCATGGCAGGAACGAAGAAGCGTAAGGGTCACCCGAGCTCGAAGAAGTCGCCGCTCGAGCGGCGCTACCAGATCCGCACGACGGATCCCGAGCTCGCGAAGTGGGAAGATCACGCGCACTCGAAGGGGTTCGCGAGCGCGGCCGCGTGGCTGCGCAGCGTCGGCAACCGCGAGATCGAGCTCGAGGCGGCCGCGGCCGGCCCGAAGAAGAAAGCGGCGTAGGTCCGTGGCAAAGGACGAAACCCCGGCTGCGTTCGCGCAGACGGCCGCGGACGTGCGCCCGGCGACATCGGCGCGCGGTGCGCTGACGAGCGCCGCCACCGACGATTGGGGGACGCCGGAAGTCGGCCGCCGGTTCGCGGCATGCGTGCTGCGACCGGCCGCGCGCGAACCGGACAAGTGTCCGATCGATCTCGACGCCTCGAGCTCGGCCTACTGGCAAGAGCAGTGGACGGCCGCGCACCGGCCGCGCGCGTTCTTCGACGGTTCGCCCGGTCGCGACGTGTTGAAGCTCGAGGATTGGGAGGCCGAGCTCGTGCGGCAAGAAGGCATCGGCTCTGCGTTCAACAACCCTCCCGGCGAGGGTTCCGGGTTGCGCGTGCAAGATTGCTACTACGCGCTGTTCGGGTTGTGGCTGGCGAAGAAGATCGACTCGGTGTTCTGGAACGGGTTCAACCTCGATCACCTCCGCTCGTTGATCCCGACGAAAGCCGAGCACGAGAAGGGATACCGGGGCCCCATGGCGATCGCCGGCGAGAAGTCGATCACCGTGTTTCCGATGCGGCGCATCGCGTACATGTGCCATCCCGATCACATGATCAAGATCATCGACAAGCGACTCGAGCGGCCGACGAAGGAGCGCGCGCGCCTCGAGAAGCGGCGCCTCGAGCTCACCACGCGCGCCGACGATTCGCCGGTGGTCGGCCCGGCTCCGACGCACGCGAGCTACTTCACGATCCTGTGGTCGCACGATCGCAACAAGCGCCGGCGACAACAGAAGGCCGCGCGCGAATTCCTCGCGGGGCAAGCCGAGCTCGAGAAGTCGGTGTTGCACCGCTATGAGCTCGTCGGAGACATCGGAGCATGATCGGCGATCCGCTGTTCCGTCGGTACTTCCGCGCGCGTGCCGGCCGGATGATCCTCGGCATGTTGCGCACGTTCGCGATCACGTTCACGTGCATGACGATCGTCAACATCGTCGGGGCCGCGATCTACAACGAGCCGTTGCTCCCTCGGTTTTGGCCGGGGGTCGCGATGCTCCTCGCGCTGTCGGCCGCGATGATGATCGCGATCGTCGTCGCCGCGTGGTTCGCGTGGCGTCGGTCGTGGATCCGCAACGGCCTCGACGATCCGCGATCGCGGCACATCGTCGAGGAGATGATGCGCGAAGGCGACCCGAAGTGATCCGGCGCTGCGACGGCACCGATCCGAATCTCGTGCGTAGCGTTGTCACGCCGATCGCGCAACCGCATCTCGACGGCGTTCGCGAACGTCTCGAGATGCTCGCATCCGAGTACGGACACACGGCCGCGGCGCGTACAGCTGGCACCGGAGATCCGTCTGACCTCGCGTTCGCGCGCGCTGACCTCGAGCGCGCGGCCGTCGACTACTACAACATCGCCGCGTCACTGCCGAAGGTGCTCGTGCCGTGCACGTGCGGCCGCACGTTCGACGACGTGCGGCGATCGACAGTCTACCCGCACGAGTCGATCTGATCGATGCTCGCCACGGGATCCGAGCCGACGATCGTCGACGACTTCGTGCATCAAGCCGAGCTCCTCGAAGCCACGTGGGAGCGTCGAGGCTTCGCGATCTTCTGGCAGATGGGCGTAGGCAAGACGCGGCCGACGATCCGATCGGTCAGCCGGTTGTGGAAGCACGACCGAACGTCGGGGGTGATCGTGGTCGCGCCCGACGGCGTGCACCGCAATTGGATTAGCGACGAGCTCCCTCGCCATTGTGACGTGCCGTGGATCGGCCTCGACTGGCATTCGTCGGCGTCGAAGTCGAAGGAGCAACGCGCGGCGTTCGACAAGTTGCTCGCGGCGCCCGACACGATGCTCGCGTGCCTGTCGATCACGTACGACGGTCTCAAGACGGACGCCGGCATCGCGGCCGCGCGCGCGTTCGCGGCGAGGCGCAAGCGGTTCACGAAGATCACCGACGAGGCCGCGCGCGTGAAAAACCCGACGGCGGAACGGTCGAAGGTCTGTCAGCGGATCGCGAACGCGGCCGCGTACGTTCGGATCTTGAACGGCACCCCCGTCGCAAACTCGCCGCTCGACCTCTACGGGCAAATGCTCCTCCTCGATCCGCTCTACTGGCGAAAGCTCGGGATCGGATCGTTCACCGCGTTCGAAAACCTGTTCGCGATCAAGCGGAAGATCGTGATCGCCGCACCCGAGGATCCGACGCAAGGCCGCGTCGCGCCGGCGACCGACGACGCGCCGGCGTCACAACAGATGATGACGCTGACGGACAAGGCCGCGCAGATGTCGGCGGCCGCCGCGTTCGAGGAGGCGCTCGGCGACTACAGCGCCGGCGAGGACGACAGCAACGCAGTGCCCGAGCTCGCCGGCGATCGCGACGAGCGGCGCGCGGCCGCGGTGCACGAGCACGCGAAGAAAGCATCGCGAGGCATCACGCGTGAAATCGTCGTCGGCTACAAGGACATCGACAAGCTCCGCGCGATGATCGAGCCCCATAGCTCGCGCCTCACGAAAGAGGATGCGGGGTTGAACCTGCCCGAGAAGTTGTACCAACGGATCCCGTTCGAGCTCGCCCCGGAACAACGACGGGCATACGACACGCTCAAGCGAACGTACATGCTCGAGGTCGACGGCGAGTTGATCACCGCGGCGATCGCGATGGTGCGCATCCTCCGGCTACAACAGATCGCGTGCGGCTACCTTCCCAACCCGAACGATCCCGACGCCGAGCCGATCGCGATTCCCGGCGACGGCAACGATCCGCGCTTGCTGCACACCCTCGAGCTCCTCGAAGACGTACCAGGCAAGGCGATCGTGTGGGCGCGCTTCCGTCGCGACATCGATCGCCTGGTACAGAAGCTCGGCCCCGCGTGCGTGCGCTACGACGGCGCGGTGACCTCGCGTGGCGACCGGGCGAAAGCGATCGACGACTTCCGCGGTACGGACCGCGCGCGTTTCTTCGTCGCGAATGCCGCGGCGATCGGGATGGGCGTCACGCTCGTCGAGGCTACGACGACGGTCTACTACTCGAATGACTTCAACCTCGTGAACCGTTTGCAGTCGGAGGATCGAAATCACCGCATCGGGCAACGCTGCAACGTGACCTACTTCGATCTCGTTGCGCTGCGCACCGTCGACGAACGCATCGTGCGTGCGCTCGTCGAGAAGAAGCGGATCAGCGACGAAGTTGTGGGCGATGCCTACCGCGCGTGGTTGACGTAGCGTGGTGATCTCGCACGATCGCACTTGACGCGATCTGTTGACATCTGGTACCAGTCGTCAACATGTCCCAAGATCAGAATGATGTGAGCGGTGATGTTCCTGCGAGCGGTGCCGACGACTACGGTGCCGACGCCAACCCGACGGCCTCGGCTGTCGATCGCGCGTTCGACGAGCTCGATCGATTGGTGTCGGAAGGCGCGCGCGCCGATGACTTGCTCGAGCGGCTCGAGGCCGACGTCATCGTTGCGAAGGCTGCGCGTGCGGACATCTACGAGCGCCAGATCCCGGAACAGATGGATCAGATGAAGTTGCGCGAGTGCGTGACGCGCGCCGGTTGGAAGGTCACCGTCGAGTCGAAGATCCGCGCGTCGCTGCCGTCGCGCGACGATGCCCCCGAGTTGCGCGCCGGCGCGATCAAGTGGCTGATCGATCACGGACACGGAGCGCTCGTCAAGAACAAGGTCTCGATCGAGCTCGACCGCGGACAGGATGATCGCGCCGACGAGCTTGCGGCCGAGCTCCTCGGCCGCGGGTTGCCCGTGCTCGCCGAGAAGGATGTGCACGCGTCGACGCTGGCGAAGCTCGTGCGCGAGCTCCTCGACAGCGGCCGCGACGTGCCGCGGGATCTGATCCGCGTGTTCGATCAGCGTGCCGCGAAGATCAAGTCGACCTCGAAGTAGTCACAGCGATCGCGTAGAGTGTCTCTCGCGTCAGCGGACAACCCGTTGCACGCCGTAACCAACGAACAACGAAAGCAGAAGACAGATGGCAAAAGCAGATAGCAAGTCGAAGTCGGATCCGAAGCTCTCCGAGGAGCTTGTCAAGGCCGCGAACGAAACGGCGCTCGTGCTCGGCGAGGACGCCCCGATGGATCTCGCGGCCGACGAGTACGCGGATGACGAGGGCCGCGGGTTCGAGAATCAGACGGCCGACGATCGCAAGATCCCGATGCTCGTCGTGCTTCAGTTCAACTCGCCGCTCGTGAAGAAGAAGGAAGCGCAAGCCGGTCAGATCGTCAACAGCGTCACGGGACAGGTCTACGACTTCGTCGACGTGGTGCCGGCGATCACCGATCACGGATTCACCGAGTGGATCCCGCGCAACCCCGACGGCACCGGCGGTGGGTTCCGCGGCCGTCACAAGTTGAACGCGCCCGTAGTCGCGCAAGCGAAGGCGAACAACGGCGGCCGCGTCGTCGGCAAGTTGCCCGTTCGTCACGTCGATGCGAAGGGGTTTCCAATGCTCGACAAGGACAACAAGCCGTTGCCTGACACCGAGCTCGTCGAGACGTTCGAGATCGCCGGGATCGTGTTCCAGGGTTGGACGATCAACCCGGCGACGAAGAAGCTCGAGCCGGTGCACGAGGGTGGTCAGAACATCGTCGGACCGATCATGATCCCGTTCGCGTCGACGAAGATCAAAAGCTACCGCGCGTGGTCGACCAACGTCGGCTACTACATGGCGAAGGTCCCGATCCCGGGGCCCGACGGCAAGCCGAGCGGCAAGGTGAAGAAGACGACCGTGCCGATGTTCTCGCACCGCATCCGCCTCGGCACCAAGCTCGAGGAGCGCGGCACGCAGTCGTGGTACATCTTCACGATCGATCCGCTGTTCGCCGCCGATGGCGACAAGAGCGGCATGGATCGCTCGCTGATCAGCAAGAACGATCCGCGCTACATCGCCGCGAAGATGTTGTGCGAGGCGCACGAGAGCGGCGCCGTCGAGGGCAACTACCGCTCGACCGAGTCGGAGCAAGAGACCCCCGGTCAGGGTGGCGCACCGGCGCAAGGCGACGCGGCGTTCTAGCCCGAGCTCGCGGCCGCTTCTGTCCCACTGCGCGGCCGCGCATGCTTCTGATCCCGCGTCGCGCCTCGAGGTGCGACGCGATCGATCTGTGCACGCCGTCGGGTGACGGCGTCGGAAGGGACAGCCGGCGGAATGGTTCGACTCCATTCGGGCACGCGCTATGAAACTGTCCACCGATCAAGACAACGCGATCGCGCGCGTCGCTGCGTGGTACGCATCCGTTCAAGGCCGATCGCTCCTCGACGATCCGGATCAAGTCTTCTGCGTGTTCGGCTACGCCGGCACCGGCAAGACGACGATCGCGCGAGAGTTTGCCGAGGGCATCGACGGCAAGGTGGCGTTTTGCGCGTTCACCGGCAAGGCCGCGCACGTGCTCGCGCAAAAAGGGTGCGTCGGTGCGACGACGATCCACAAGCTGATCTATCAGTCGGCCGGCGATCCTCCGTCGCCCGAGAAGCTTCGGAAGGAGCTCGAGAAGGTGCGCACCACGAAGCCGTTCGACGCAGCACGCGCGGCGCTGCTCGCCGACGAGCTCAAGCGCACCGAGGAGGAAAGCGGCCGCAAGGGTCCGCGCTTCCGGTTGAACCTCGACGGTGACGCGAAGTATGCGTCGCTGATCGTCGTCGACGAAGTCTCGATGGTCGACGAGCGCGTAGGGCGCGACTTGCTTGCGTTCGGAAAGCCCGTGCTCGTGCTCGGCGATCCCGCGCAGTTGCCCCCGGTGATGGGCGGTGGATTCTTCACGCGGCGCAAGCCTAACGTGTTGCTCGAGGAGATCCACCGACAGGCGGCCGATAGCCCGATCCTCCGACTGGCGACGATGATCCGCCGGCGTCAGCCGATCGCGTTCGGCGAGCTCGGCGAAGGGTGCCGCGTGATCAGCAAGAAAGATCCGGCGCGCGTCGACTTCGCGCTCGCCGCGGATCAGATCTTGTGCGGCCGCAACCTGACGCGTCACGCGACGAATCGCAAGGTGCGATCTGAACGGGGCTTTGGTGTCGTCGACGAGCCGAAGGAAGGCGATCGCCTGATGTGCTTGCGCAACGAGCACGAGCTCGGGTTTCTCAACGGTCAGATGTTCACGTGCAAGCGCGCCCTCTCCGTCGAGCAACAGGGTGTAACGATGATCGAAGTCGAGGACGAGGACGGCACGCGCGCGCAGGTCACCGCGTGGCTGCACCACTTCCGCGGCACCGAAGACAAGCTCGCCCCGCACATGCGTCGCGCCAACCATGAATTCGCGTTCGGATACGCGATCACCGTGCACAAGTCGCAGGGGTCGGAGTGGCCGAGCGTCTACGTGTTCGACGAGTCGGACACGTTCGGCGTCGAGGGCTGGCAACATCTCTACACGGCCGTCACGCGTGCATCGAGTGACCTGACGGTGGCGCGATGATCACGCAGCGCGCGGATCTCAACGGCGATGAAGCGCTGTTCTCCGACGACGAGCGCTATCGCTACCTACTGACGCGACTCGTCGAGCCGGGCATCCCGAGCTCGGAGGATCTCGTCGCGCTCGAGATCGTCGTGCTGTTCATCATGTTGAATCCGTCGACGGCCGACGCGTTCAAGAACGATCCGACGGTGTCGCGGTGCGTGAACTACGCGCGGCGCTGGGGTCGCGACCTCAACGGCAACGCTCGGATCATCTTGAAGGTGGTGAACCTGTTCGCGATGCGATCGCCGTACCCGATCGATCTGTACAACGCGAAGCCCGAGGCGCGCGGCGCCGATGCATTCAACACCGCCACGATCATCGAGGAGGCCGAGAAGGCGACGATCACCATCACCGCATGGGGCACGCACGGCGAGCTCGACGATCGCGGCCTCGTGATTCGCGACGCGTTGCACAACGCCGGCGTGCGCCCGTCGCACCTCGGGTTGACGCAAGGTGGCTACCCGAAGCATCCGCTCGCGCGGGGCAAAGCTGCGATACCCTCGACTCAAAACCCGATCCCCTGGAACATGAAATCATGATGACCGTCGACGTCGAAGTGCCCCGCCTACCTGCCCCCGAAGATCCGACGGCGGTTCCTCCCCCGACGGTGGCCGTCGATTTCCTGACGGCGTTGCGCTCGGGTCGACCGATCCGCCGGCGCACGTGGATCGCGATGGGGCCGCTCGCCGCAAAGGATGAAGGTCTCGCGATCCTCGCGCGGCATTGGTGGATCTATCCGCGCGTGCTGTTCCCGTCGACGACGTTGCCGAACGGTCAGAAGGTCCACGCCGAGGAGGGCAAATCGATCTTCGTCTGCCTCGCGAACGGGCAGATCATGACGCTGACCCTCGACGATCATCTCGCGAGCGATTGGGAGGTGATGCCGTGACCGGGGGCCCGAAGTCGAAGTGCGTGATCAAGCTGCGCGGGCAAGACGGACACGTGATCGAGCTCAAGCTCGAGAACCTTTCCGACCACGGCGTGCAGCACATCGCCGCGGCGATCGACTACGTCGCCACCAACAAGAAAGCGACGAACGGCATCCGAGGCGGTGCCATCACGATCACCGCTCCCAAAGCCACGTAGCAACAAGATGCAACAGCTTCCGATGTTCGCCCCCAAGATCACGTGGCAAGCGCCCGCGGTCAACAGCTTGCCATCGTGGCGAGACGCGCAACGCGTGGCGGTGGATATCGAGTGCCGTGACGACACGCTGTCGAAGCTCGGCAACGGTTGCCGTCGAGGCGGCCACATGGTCGGCATCGCGTTCGCGATCGAGGACGGCCCCGCACACTACTTGCCGTTCGCGCACGCCGGAGGCGGCAACCTCGATCGCGCGCACGTCGTGTCGTACTTCCGCGATCAGTGTCGCGACTTCGAAGGCACGATCATCACGTCCGGTGGTCAGTACGATCATGACTACCTGTGGAACGATGGGATCGAATTCAAGCGCGCGAAGTGGCACCGCGACGTCCAGAACGCCGAGTGTCTCCTCGACGAATTGCAAATGGACTACAGCCTAGACGCGACGTTGAAGCGACACGGGTTCGAGGGCAAGTACGAGAAGGAGCTCGAGGCGCACGCGATCGAGTGGGGGTTCCATCCGAAGAAAGAGTTGTGGAAGCTCCACGCCGGCGCGGCCGGCCGCTATGCCGAAGGCGACGTGCGCGATCTGCCGAAGGTGCTTCGCGTTCAAGAGAAGAAGATCATCGAGCAGAAGCTCGAGCGCGCGTACGACAACGAGTCATACGTGCAACTCGCGCTGCTTCGCATGACGCGTCGAGGGGTTCGCATCGACCTCGAGCACCTCGAGCGAATGTCGCGGTGGTGTCTCTCGGTCACGGCCGAGATGCGCGCGAAGATCAAGCATCTGACCGGCGTCGACGTGCCGTCGCCGATGATGAAGGATGCCCTCGCCGCGGCGCTCAAGACGCAGGGCATCCACGTCCCGCGCAACCCGCCGACGGTGAAGCAAGCGGCCGCCAACAAGCCCGGTAACCTGTCGATCACGAAAGAGCTACTCGGCCAATTCTCGGGCAACGCTGTCGTCGACGCGATCACGCGCTGGCGAAAATTCGACAAGATCGAAACGACGTACGTCGCCGGCGTGCGCGATCACCTGATCGGCGATCGCTTGCATCCATCGTTCAAGCAGATGCGCACGGCCGCCGACGACGACGAGGACGACGACGAGGGAGCGCGCTACGGGCGATCGGCCGCGCGTCATCCGAACGTGCAAGCGCAGCCGAACCGCGATCCCGAGACCGGGAAGGAGTGGCGAAAGATCTACATCCCCGAGGAAGGCGAGATGTGGATCAAGGGGGACTACTCGCAACAAGAGCCCCGCACGACGGTGCACTACGCCGAGGTGCGCGGGCTGCGCGGCGCGAAGGAATTCGGCGATCTCTACCGCACCGATCCGAACATGGATTCGCACACGATGTTCGCGAAGCTCTCGGGCTTGAAGCGTGGCGATGCGAAGGAAACGTTTCTCGCGATCTGCTACGGGATGGCGAGCGGCACCTTCGCAACGAAAATGAAGTTGCCGACGGAGATCAAGCACAACCGCAACGGCGAGCCGTACCTCGCCGCGGGGCCCGAGGCGCAAGCGCTCCTCGACACGCTCGATCAGAAAGTGCCGTTCGTGCGTGCGCTAGCACGTGAGTGTAGCGACACCGCGAAGCAACGCGGCTACCTGTTCCTGATCGACGGCCGTCGCGTGCGCTTCCCCCGCGACGCGTTCGGCAACTTCGATTGGACCTACAAGGCGCTGAACCGGCTGATCCAAGGGAGCGCGGCGATTCAGACGAAGATGGCGTTGGTCGCGCTCGATCGCGAGGGTTACGATCCGCGACTGACCGTGCACGACGAATTCGATTTCAGCATGGCGTCGATGCAACGCGCGAAGGAAGCCGTGCAGATCATGAAGGATGCGTTGCCGCTGCGCGTGCCGTCGCGCGTCGACATCGAGTACGGACCCAACTACGGCGAGCTCGAGAAGTACGAGGAGAAAGCAGCATGAGCAAGAACACCCCGATCATCTACATCGCGCATCCCGTCGGAAGCAAAGAGCCGACGCGCACCAACAACATCGCGATCGCAAAGCTGTGGTTGACGATGCTCGTCGAGTGCGTGCCGTCCGTCGCGTTCGCGTTGCCGTGGTTGCCCTACGTCGAGGTGCTCGACGAGGGCAAGCATCGCGAGCGCGGCATCCGCGACGACATTGCGATGCTGCGCCGATGCGATGGGATCGTGCTCGTCGGCGGTGTGCTGTCGCCTGGGATGAAGATCGAAAAGGATCTCGCGCGCGACCTGCACTTGCCGACGATCGATCTCCTCGAGCTCGGGCAACTCGATCTCGAGCGTCGCGAGCTCGCCACGGATCCGAGCGCGAACCTCCGCGCGTTGATCACGCAAGCCTTCATCCCGGTCACGGGGCTGACGGTCGTCGGTGGCTAGGACCCCGCGCGACTGCGTGTGCGGCGGCACCTACGAAGAATTTCGCACGGGCGAAACGTTCAAGTCGGTGATCAAGCTCATGCACAACGATCCGCATCCCGTCACCGGCGGTTGGCGTCAGAAGCGCCGGCGCGGGGTACTAGGCTACTGGCGAGCGTTGAAGATCAACCTGTACGAGAGCGCGCACGGATACTGCGAAGCGGCGCTCGAGGAGCAAGCGGCGTGAAGAAGCGAACCACGAAGAAGAAGATCACCGTCGATCACGGCACCGTCGTCGACATGGCCGGCGTCGTGCGCGTCGAACCTCACAAGACGAAGTGGCGCGACGATCGGATGATGCTGCGCATCGCGCAACCGAGCGGCATGCGTGGCATCGCGTGGATCTCGCGCGGCGAGGCACGCAAGCTCTACAAGGCGATCGGTCGATTCGTCGGCAAGCCCGGGCGTCGTCGGTGAAGGCCGAGTCGCGCATGCGTCAGCGCGTCATCCGCGCGCTGCGTCCGCTTGATCCGATCTCCGTCGAGAATCCGGTGCACCCGGGCACCCCCGACGTCAACTGCACCGGCGGTTGGATCGAGCTCAAGTACGCGGCCGCGTGGCCGATGCGCGACAGCACACCGCTACGCTTGCCCCACTTCTCGCCCGAGCAACGCGTGTGGTTGACGCGTCGGTGGCGATCGGATCAACGCGCGTGGTTGCTCCTCCTCGTCGATCAGCAATGGATGCTGTTTCCCGGTGAGACGGCCGCGATCTTCGTCGGTAACGAACCGCGTAGTGTGCTCGAGGTAGTAGCTTCGAAGATCTGGTCACCGCGCCTCGTTGACCCCGAGCTCGTGCGCGTCGTACAACCGTTGACCTCTGTTGACAATCGTCCTCTGACGTAAGGCGGCCCCTGTCCCGTGCAGCACGATCCCGATACCGCGATCGAATTCCTACGCCGCTTGAAGCCTCACGGTCCGTGGGTGCTGACGTCGATCGCCGTCGATCAGAAGGGCATCGACACCGCGACGTTCGGGCCCGACGACGAGATCGGCGTCGACAGGTTCTTGCGGCAATTCCACAACCGCAACGTCTACTACATGCTCAACGAGCCGACCGGCGCGCTCGACGAGAAGGCCGACAAGACCGAAGTTGCATCGTGCCCGTGGTTGCACGTCGACATCGATCCGCGCGAAGTCGACTCGCACGTCACGGATCTCGCCGCACGTGCCGATCACATCGCGCGCGATCGCGTGCGCATCCTCAAGCTGATCGAGAATCCGCCGGCACCGATTCCCCCGCCGTCGGTGATCATCGATTCCGGTGGCGGGTTCCAAGCGATTTGGAAACTGCGCGAGCCCGTGTTGATCACCGGCACGACGAAGGATCAGAAGTGGGCGTCATGCGAAATCGTCGAGCGCTACAACATCACGTTGTGGCGCGTGCTCGGCGGTGACAACTGCCACAACGCGGATCGCATCCTTCGGTTGCCCGGTACGGTCAACTGGCCCCCGGAGAAAAAGAAGGAGCGCGGCCGCACCGTCGCGATGTCGGGCGTCGTGGCGTTCACCGACGCCGTGTACGACCTGTCGATGTTCACGCCGGCGGCCCCGGTGCAAGTCGCCGGCGCGGGGTTGTCGACGACACGAAGCGGATCGCGCGTGCGAAACACCGCGGTGCCCCGCAAGGCCGACGGAACGATCCGGCGCTACTCGCCCGACGAGCTCGAGGCCACGATGCCGTGGGGGCCCCGCATCCCGAAGCGCACGCTCGTGAAGATCGTGCAGGGTCGCGACCCCGACGATCCCAAGGAAGTCGGGGGCGAGGCACGCGGATCGCGCCGGTCCGAATGGCTGTTCAACGTGTGTTGTGATCTCGCGCGCGCGAAGGTGCCCGACGAGGTGATGTACGCGGTGATCACCGATCCCGACTATCGGATCTCGACGACGGTGATCGGCCGGCCCGATGCCGAGCGCTACGCGTGGCGACAGATCGATCGCGCGAAGGAATTCGCGATCCATCCGAAGCTTCTCGAGCTCAACGAGAAGTACGCCGTGATCGAAACGATCGGCGGCAAGTGCCGGATCATCCAAGAGCAAGACGACGCGACGTTGCGTCGGAAGCACCTCGTGATCCAAAGCGTTCCCGACTTCAAAAACTGGTTCGCGAATCGCCAGATCCAGATCGGCACCGACGAGGAAACGAACACGCCGATCATGACCCCGCTCGGCAAATGGTGGTTCGAACATCCAGACCGGAAGCAATTCGATCGCATCGTGTTCGCACCGCAACGCGACGTCGACGGGGCTTACAACTTGTGGCAAGGCTTCGACGTCGAACCTGTCGCCGGCACCACGCACGAACCGTTCTTGACGTACTGCAAAGAAGTCTTGTGCAACGACGACGAGAACGCGTACCGCTACCTCGTCGGTTGGATGGCGAGAACCGTGCAGTACCCCGACAGGCAAGGCGAGGTTGCGATCGTGATGCGCGGTGATCGCGGCACGGGCAAAGGCACGTTCGCGAACATCTTCGGTGCGCTGTTCGGCCGGCACTTCCTTGCGGTGTCGTCGGGGCATCACCTCGTCGGCAACTTCAACAGCGCGTTGCGTGATGCCGTCGTCGTGTTCGCCGATGAAGCTTTCTTCGCCGGCGATCGTCAACACGCGTCAACACTCAAGTCGATGATCACCGAGCCGACGATCATGATCGAAAACAAGGGCGTCGACGCCGAGCTCGCCCCGAACTACATCCATCTGATCATGGCGAGTAACGAGCAGTGGGTGATCCCCGTCGGCAACTACGAGCGTCGGTTTCTCGTGCTCGACGTCTCGTCGAAGAAGCGGCAAGACCGCGCGTACTTCGGCGCGGTGCGCGCCGCGATGTTCGACAACGATCGCGCCGGCCTGTCGTCGCTCCTCTACTACCTCGAGCACCTCGACCTGACTGACTTCGACGTGCGCGACGTGCCGCACACCGACGCGTTGCGCGAGCAACGGATGCTGTCGCTCGACTCGATGGAAGAGTGGTGGTTCAAGAAACTTGAGGATGGGATCCTCATGCCGGATCACCTGTCTTGGACGTCGCCGATCTTCAAGTCCGCGCTCGTCGAGGATTACTTCAGGTACACGCAACGCGTCGGTGCGCGGCGCTCGACGGAAACGGCGCTCGGCCGGTTCTTGAAGAAGGTAGCCCCGGGCACCAACAGCTATCAGACGCGCGTCGAGATCTTCGACGCACAAGGCCGACGACACAACCGCGTGCAGGTGTGGGAGTTTCCGTCTCTCGAGAAGTGCCGCGACGCGTTCGAGTATGCCGGGTTCGGCACGTACCCGTGGCCGGCCATCCAGTTGCGCGATGACATCGACTTCGAAGCTCGCCGCGATCTCCTCGATCCGTCGAGCGGTGACTCGACAGCGTCAGACGCATTCTAGCTGTTGACTTCTGTTGACGGCGCCGTGTAGAAGGGTTGAAGCGTGCCGCGAGATATCTTCATCTGGATCGCTTCCGTCGTGATCGTTCGATCGATCTTCGTCAAGGTGATCGAGGCGGTGACATCTCTCGTTGATCGATCAGCGCGGATCCCGCGCGCACGCGTGGTTCGGCCGAGCGTTCTCGTGCTCGCGGCCGCGTGGTTCCAGTCCGAGCCGATCGAGCGCCGATGTCCGGTGTGTCACTTCCGGCTGCATCCTGGATCAGACGTGTGCATCGGATGCGAGATCGGCGCTGCGCCGACGATCAAGTAGGAGCGATCGAATGGGTGACAAGTACAACGAGCTCGTCGAAGGTGCGAAGGCCGGCCGCGGTCTGTGGATCGGGTTGTTCGTGCCGCGTGAAGTCGTCGGAGATCATCCGATGCGCGAATGGTTCCCCGAGGACGCGCACGTCACGCTCGTGCACCTCGGCCGTGACAACGATCAAGCGCGCGTCGAGAAGATCTACAGCGCAGCCCTCGAGCTCGCGAACGCGACCAAGGGCCCGATCGCCGCGCAGATCACCGGCGTCGGTTGGTTCTGGCGCAAGAACGCGCCGACCCTGATCACGCTCGTCAACTCGCGCGACCTGTTCGCGCTGCGTGCCGGGTTGATGATCGAGCTCGAGAACCGGCGGGTGCGCGTCGACGATTCGTTCGGGTTCGTCCCGCACGTCACGCTCTGTCGCCCCGAGGCCGAGAAGGCGACCAAGTCGGATCTGACGCGCGAGCTCGGCGAGCGGTTCGGCCGCGCGCCGGCCCCGCGGTTCACGTTCCCCGAGATCCGGATCGTGTGCGGCGATGCATCGTTCGCGCTTCCCTTCCAACCCGACACGTTCTAGGGATCAGCCATGACCACCCGAGACCCCGCAACGGAACAGAAGATCGCCGAGCTCAACGCGCAGATCGCGGAGACGACGCGGCTTGCGATCGAGATGCTGCACCGCGCGCACGAGGGCCCCGCGCCGATCGAGATCGACGACGAGGGCATCATGCACGGCGACGGCATCGACGTGATCCTGACCAACAAACGATCGCCGCTGTCGACCCTCGACGGCGACATTGACGCGATCGGTTGGCACTGGACCGACACGCGCGACACGCCGGCGAAGTCGCTCGCCGAGCGGATCGCGAAGCCCGGCGGCCGCGCTGCATCGTGCCACGCGTGGTTGGATCGCGATGGTCTGATCGCGCAGTCGGTCAGCGCGAAACACGGATCGTGGCACATGGGATCCGACAGCACGTTGCTGTTCATGCGCCCGGCGATGAAGTCGCAACCGTGGGTCCCGCTGACGATCGCGCAACGCGGCAAGATCCGCGGCTACGGTGCGAACGCGTTCGCGTTCGGCGTCGAGGTGATCAACCTCGGTGAGCTTCGTTGGATCGAACCGGATGCCCGCGCGAAGAAGCTCGGCCCCGACTACGTCGACGGGGGCGGCAAGGTGTGGGCGTCGTGGCCGTTCCGGTGGGACAACCCCGACGCGCGGCCGGCGTGCTCGCCTCGCAACGAGGTGCACGTGACGGCCCCCGGTCGCGCGCTGCACAAGTACACCGACGCGCAGAAGCTCGGCGCGTTGCGGATCGCGAGCGCGCTCGTGCGGCGCTACGGTCTGACGCGCGACGTGTGCGCGCTCGGCCACTGCCAGGTCGATCCGAAGCGACGCACCGATCCCGGTCCGTTGTGGATCGGCGCGCGCGCGTGCGGCCTCGAGCCGAGCTCTACCATCCCCGAGCGGGGCATCATGCACGACGTGCTCGACGAGATCTTCGGTGCCGAGTCGGACAAGACGAACGGCGGAAAGGAGCGCCACCCGTGGCCCCAAACGTGAAGCCGGCCCCCGACGGAAAAATGACTGTCGTGACCACGTTCGACGTTCCGATCGCGGACATCGAGCACGACGCGTTCACCGGCACCGTCGTGTTTCCGATGGGCGGAAAGATCGTCGGCTGCTACGTCGTACAAGAGACGTCGAAGATCGTGCAGCTTCGGAACACTAAGGCCGACAAGGGCGGCACGTTCGCGCGCGTCTGCGTGCAGCACGATCCGCGCGTCGAAGGCTACGACCAACACGTGATCGCCGTCGCGGAAAACGTCGCGGTGCCGGTCGAGTCGCCCCCGAAGGACGACATGATCCGGCGCCTCGAGCTCGCGACTGTCGTCGGGCATCCGCGCACCGGCACCGCGATCGCGATCTTCCTCGTGCATCACGAGCTCGTCGAAGGATCGAAACCGGCGTGACGTTCGCCGCGCAGATCTCCGAGGATGGATCGTGGCCGGCGATCGGCGCGACGCGCGTCGACCACGTGAGTGATCTCGAGCTCGTCGACTGGCGTCGTGAACGGCACCTCTTGCCAGAGGCGATCGAAGGTCCGGTGCGCGGGTTGCTCGTCTGCGAAGTCAGCATGAGCGCGCGCCGCGCGCCCCTGTTCCCCGGCTCGTCGAAGTCGTCGTCAGGCTACAAGATGCTCGAGCTCGTCGGCTGTTCGATCGGTGCGTACGTCGGCCGCTTCCGACGGATCGCGTTGTTCGGCGAGTACCACGAACCGTGGTTGAAGTCGGACATGATCACGGCCGCGCAGCACATCGGCCGCGCGCTCGCCGCGGATCTCGCGCGCCGTCGCGCGTCGACGCACGACGCGGCCCCGTTGCGCACCGTCCTCGTCGGGCAACGCGTGGCCGATGCGTTCGCGCTCGCGTACGGGTTGCCGGCGTCGCTGCCGTTCGTCGGTAGCAAGATCGACGACGATCACGCGATCGTTCCGATCCCGCACCCCAACGCGAAGTGGTTGCCGTACAAGGAAGCGCAGACGCGCCGCGGTGCGAGCGCGGTGCTGCGATGGGCGGCCGGCTACCTCGAGCACGGGTTGACGGCCGTCGCAGCACCGGAAGAAGCGCCGGCGGCCGAGTGAGTCGATCGACCGTCGATACCGAGCGCGCGAAGCGTCGACGCCTCGAGCTCGTGCACGTGCTGTCGCCCGACGGCAAGTGCGCGTGTTGCGAGAACGTGTTCGACGCGCGCGACCTGACGATCGATCACATCGACGGTCGGACGTGGAACCTCCGCAAGATGAATGCGTGGCGACGTGTCGCGCTCTATTGGCGCGAGTACCACGCCGGCGTTCGACTTCGTGCGCTCTGCAACGTCTGCAACTGCACGCTGGGATCGCGCGACAAGGTGCGCGGCGTGCTTCCGAGATACGCGACGTGAGGATCACCATGGTCGCAATCGAGCGCGCGGGGTCCGTCGAACGCGAACGGCGTGTCGACATTGAGCTCGCCGACGACATGCCGATCGATCGGATCGAGTTGCTGCTTCGCCTGTTCGCGTTCGAGAACTTCGTGCCCTTCGACAGCGTGTTGACGGAGACCCCATGACGGCGTCGCCGCTCCCTGGTGAGACGGCGTCGCCGGCGGCCGCGGATACGCCGCGTGTCGCCGGCGGTGACGACGCCGGCCCGGTCTGTTCGTGGTGCAAGCAACCGATCGCGACGTGGCGACCGGGGATGCGGTTCTGCACGCAGGGTTGCCGACAGCGCGCGTTTCGCGTTCGTCGTCGATATGGCGCCGTCGAGAGCGGTCTCGACGGGCGGCCGCTGCGCTTGCGCTACTACGATCCGCCCTACCCTGGCAAGGCGTGGATGTACAAGGGTGAGTCGACCTACGCCGGCGAGGTCGACCACGCGGCGATGATCGCAACGGCCGAGCTCGATCGCGCGGCTGGCGTGATCGACGGATACGCTGTCTCGACGAGCGAGCGCGCGCTTCGCATGATGCTTTCGATCATGCCACCCGAGGCGCACGTGTGCCCGTGGGTGAAGCCCGGCAACCCCGCACCGGCGACGTTCGGACTGCACAACATGTGGGAGCCCCTGATCGTCGTCGGTGGTCGCGCCGCACGCGGAGGCGTGCAGGATTGGCTATCGGCCACGCCGGCGAAGTACGGCGGCACGTTGCCCGGTCGCAAGCCGATCGCGTTCTGCGCGTTCCTGTTTCGCGTCCTCGGGATGCGCCCGGGCGATACCGTCGAGGACATGTACCCCGGCACCGGCGTCGTGTCGGCATCGTGGGAAGAGATCTCAACCACCCTTGCGATCGACGCCGTGGTAGCGTCAACGTCAACAAAATGATCATGATCGATGTGAATGGTGAACGTGACGACGTGATCGCGGTGCTCGAGGCCGACGCCGGCGTGCATCCGGCGCGAGGTCTCGAGAGCCCCGCGCACCTCGAGTTGTTCGAGTCGGCGAAGGAGATGGCGATCGAGACGCTGCGCGCGCTCGACAAGCCGTACGCCGGCGTCAACGCGCGACTCGAGGACAACCCCGGCGGTGACGGCGTCACGTTCGTCGTGGCCGTCGCGGGCTACCGCAACCACGTCTCGGCTGCAGGCGAGACGCGGCCGCCCCCGCCGAAGAAGGATGCATCTGCGCCCCCGAAGTGACATCGATCCGGATCTCTTCGCGGTGGATGAAGTGGCCGAGATCCTCGACGGCGTCGCGGCGTCTTTCGTCGAGGCCGCGACCGATTCGATCGTGCCGACGATCGAGGCACCGCGCGCCGTGAAACGTCGCACGCGTCGCCGTCGCACGCGGCCGCGATCGCGCACGATCTCGGTTCGCATGGCGCGTCGCAACACCGCGCTGACGAAGATCGCCGGCTTCGCGACCGTGGCGCGACCGATCGATCTCGACGGCGAGCATGCGTTGCACGTTCGCCCGACAACGCGCGGCGAGTGTCTCGGTCAGGATCGGCCGTGCCCGTGGGTCTCGTGTGCGTATCACCTGTATCTCGACGTCAACCCCGAGACGGGATCGATCAAGATCAATTTCCCGGAGCTCGAGCCGTGGGAGCTCAAGCACACGTGCGCGCTCGACGTCGCCGATCGCGGAGGGATCACGCTCGAGGAGGTCGGCGAGATCATGAACCTGACGCGCGAGCGAATTCGTCAAGTCGAAGTCCGCGGCCTGCACAAGTTGAAAGCGAACGTACCGAATCCGAACGACGGCGAGCGCACCGCCGAAGCTCGCGAGGCCGACGTCGAACGCGTCGAGCTCGCGCGCGCGGCCGTCGAGATGGATGTGCGAGCTCGCGCGAAGGCGCGCGATCGCGGTGACGGATACGACGACTAGAGGCGCGACAGGTCGAACGCGAGGCGCCCGACGTCGAAGCCGGCCGGCGTGCGCTCGCCGAATGACCAAACGGGATCGACGACGGCCCACGCTTCGGACACGTACGCATCGATCCACGACCATGTAGCGCGCTGCACGCGACCCCACGTGACGAGTTGCACCGACGCGCGATCGTAGCCGACGATCGCCATCGCGTGACCACCCCACGATCCCGCGCGCCATTCGGGGCGGCCGCGATCCTCGATCGACGGTGCGCGCCAAACCGGATCATCCTGCGAGGCGGTTGGAAGGTCCGCGCCGATGTAGCAGCCCCCGAACAGGTTGACGCACGCGGCGATGTGGTCGCGGCGATCCGGATCGACGGCCGCGAACGCCGTGATCTTGTCGTCGCCGATGCCGTGCTTTCGCCAGTAGCGCAACACGTCGATCATCTGACAACCGACGTCCGTCGACGGATCCATCGGGTTGTAGCCCGACACCGCGCGATAGGCGCTGACGACGGCCGCCTCGTCGAGCGGTGCCCGATCGATCAACGCGCCGTCGGTCCGCTTCGCCGCAAGCCACGCGATGCCGAGGTGTGCGGCGCTCGCGATCGCGCAGTCCCCGATCCGATCGTTCGCGTACAGGGGAAACGTCAGCCCGGTGCCCCACGACCGCGCCGGCGGCGACGCGGGCAACATGCCGTTGGTCCCGTAGTTGGCTAGGCGCAACGTCCGCGGATCCTTGCGCGATGGGACGCGCCCTAGCACGCCGTTCACAGCTCGGTGCCGTCTGCCGTTCGGAAGCTCGCCCCGTTCGCTACAGCGGCGCGGAAGCGTTCCAGCGTGTCACGAGCGGCGTGCCCGAGCTCGGGAGCCGGTGCCATCCGACCGGGGGCCGGTGCGAGGTAGCGTTGCACGAGCTCGGCGAGCGCGCATCCGCCGATCGATGCACCGGCCGCCTTCGCGTCGTCGTACATGCGACCCCAGTCCGGGCGATCACCGTCGAGGAGCGGCCGCAACCCGGAGATCACCGCGCCGATGTCGCCTTGGTTCTGCTTCGCGCAGTCGATGATCACGTGCGCGCCCTCCTCGACGATCGGGCCGGCGTGCTTGCAGCCGGCGACGTTGACGACGAGCACCACCCCGACGAGCGCGACGACGAGCGATGCGGCCGTGGCTTTCGCCGCCGGCGGGATCTTCCCCATCTTGTCGATCATGTCGCGCAACGTCTCCCATCCGCCGGCGCCCGTGAGGCCGGCGACGATCGCATCGCACACGAGATTCAGCGTGATCGGTACGTCTCCGAGGAGCGCACCGCCGACGTAGAACAGCGCGGCCGTACCGAAGCCGAGCACATAGCCACCCGTCATCGACTTGAACCACGCGTGACGCTTGCCGACCTGCGTGCGGAGGATCCACACGAGGAGCATGATCGCGGTGCCGAACGCGAGGCGCCCCTTTCCACTTCGGGCGAAGCCGATGATCTCGCCGACCTCGGCCACGGGATCGACGTCTTCGCCGTCCGCTTCCGCCGGCGCGACGTCACTCGATCCGAGGGATTGGCCGTAGGCGATCGCCCCGTGTTCGACGAGGACAGCGCCCCCAAGGCCGGCTGCGATGATGGTCAGTACGAGGATCAGATTCTTCACGGGTTATCTTTCTTCGCCGGGGGATCCGGCTCGTTGTCTCGACGGCGTTCACGCTCACGCTCGAGTCGGCGCACCGCCTCGCCGAGCTCGAGGATCTTTGCTTCATGCTTCTTCACGAGCTCGTCTTGCTGTTCACGCAAGATCAGCGCGCGCTCGTCGGCGGCCGACTTCGTCATCAGGTACTTGCCGACGAGGATCATCGCGCTGATCGCGGGCACCGCGATCACCGAGATCAGAAACTTCACGCGCTTCGCCGTCTTCTCGAGTTGCGCGAAACGATCTTCGGGCGGCCGCTCGCCGGCGACGGCCAGAATCGCATCGGCCTGACGCTGCACGTCGATCGCATGCGCGTCGCGCGTGTGCTCGATCTTCGTGTAGAGCGCGTGCAGATCCGGATCGTGTTCGATCCGCGGCGTCATGCCGGTGTCGGGATCCTCGGTTCGAAGGATCGGAACGCCTTGCGACTTCCGATCACGCTCCTCGCGAGCTCGCCGGCGATCCGCACGCAGCCGCTCGAGCGCGTTCAAGTCGCGTTCGGTCTGCGTCTGCATGCGGCGCTTCGGTCGCGGTTCGTCGGTCACAGCATGCCGAGGATACGCGAGGTCTCGCGCCGCACGAAATTCTCGTGCTAGGCGAGCTTTTCCTCGCAGGCTTGCAGCTTTACCCGACGGAGATACCCGCACCATGGCACCGCGATCGCGGCCGCGATCCCGAGCTCGGCCTTTCCGTTGACAACGGCGCTCGGTGTCCACACGGCGGTTCGCCCGTAGCTCGCCCCGCCACCCCCGCCGAAGTCGTCGGAGATGACGCCGGCGAACGGGTTCGCCGCGTTGTCGAGGAGCATCGCCCGACGCCACCGGCCGCGGACCTGCCACGGATCCAAGTACGACGCGACGGCGGTGCCCGAGCTCGTGTTGTTCGCCGGCGTCAAATCCCAGTGATTCAGCGAGGGCAACGTCGTCGATACAAACAGGTCGCGCCGGTTCGCGTTCGTCGCGCCGTTGTTGCTCGAGACGAGCGCCCCGCCGGCGACAGGTACCGCGACCGTGCCGACCCCCTCGACGATCATCTCGCCTTCGGTGTTGAACTGCACGGGCATGCTGACCGCGAGTTGATGCGTCGTGTGCGCGGACATCGCGCCGGCCGCATCGCGGTGCCACACCGCCGGCGTATCGGCGGCCGCGGTGCCCTGGTATGCGAACAGCACGTGCGAGATCGCGAAGCCTTGCGCGCCGGTGACCTCGAAAGAAAACTGACACGTCGCCGTCGATCCGTCCCACGCGTTGAAATCGATCGTGTATCGCTTCCACGTGGATTGAAGCGCGCCGATCGCTACGGTCTGCTTCACGACGCCGAAGCTGTTGCGCAAGATCACGTTGACGTTCGATCCGCCGGCGCTCGTCTTTCGCACGTACACGATCAGCCGGATCGTTGCCGTCGCCGTCGCGGTGACGTTCTGCAACCGAATGCCCCCGGTGCCGGCTGCGATCGTCGCGGCCGCGCCGCGCAGTCGCCCGGTCGCGTCCTCGAGTTTCTGCGTCAGCGTCGCGTTGTTCGCTTGCCAGTACA